TCAGTGAGTGCTGGCGGTACTCACACCATGGCCATCAGGTCTGATAATACCCTATGGGCCTGGGGATCGAATACCAGTGGTCAACTGGGTCAAAATAACATCACCACGAGATCAAGTCCGGTTCAGGTGGGTACCAGCAGCTGGACATCAGTGAGTGCTGGTGTCACTCACACCATGGCCATCAGGTCTAATAATACCCTATGGGCCTGGGGCTTGGGTACCAGTGGTCAACTGGGTCAAAATAACCTCACCACGAGATCAAGTCCGGTTCAGGTGGGTACCAGCAGCTGGACATCAGTGAGTGCTGGCGGTACTCACACCATGGCCATCAACCTGGTTGACTCCTAAATAATCATACTATATAATTAATTAATTTGGAGTTCGCAATGCATCTAATCGACAAGCAACTCGCTCATATGCTTCGTGGTGAATTTGATCAGGCATCTGAGATTTCTAACACGCTAGAGTCCATGGGGCCAGACGGAATTCTAGATCCCTCCGGCAAGCCCAATCCAGACATGTGGCTTAGACACAATTTCAACCGCGCCTGGTTTTTTCTACAGAATGGCGATCTACAGACCGGATGCAAGCTGCTTGAAGGTGGACGCCACATCGGTGTATATGGTGGGCAACCTCTTGCCACCACTGCTCCCATGTACAACCCTGAAGTACACGAAATAAAAGGCAAGTCGATCATTCTATCACTGGAGGGTGGCTTTGGAGACGAGGCGATCCACGTAAGATTTGCCCAGAGCTACAAAAATCTCGGCGCCAAGACTGTAATCGTGGCTTGTTCACCTGAGTTCAAGTCACTGTTCAAGAGAGTTCCTGGAGTTGACATTGTTATTCAGCGAGACGAGGCTGGTACCGTGCCGCATGACTTCTGGATTCCAGGATTCAGTGCAGGATGGGTTGCAGGACACACATATGAGGACCTTCCCAACAAGCCATATCTTTCTGCTAACGAAATGTCCATGCAGATTTGGTCTGGCATCATCACATCTGAAAAGAAGCGAGTGGGCATTCGCTGGGCAGGTAACCCCAAATTTGAACATCAACAATTTCGTCGTTTTCCTGTGGAGTTCATGTTTGCACTGGCAAAGTATGATGATGTTCAACTTTACTCACTGCAACGCGACAACAATCTTGAGCCGCTGCCAGATAATGTAATCGACATTCAGAAATGGCTGTTGGGCTGGGAAGATACTGTTGCAGCTATCATGCATCTGGATTTGGTGATTACATCATGCACTAGCATTGCTCATATTGCTGCTGCCCTGGGAAAAGAGACATGGATTTTACCTCCGATCCTGCCTTATCACACCTGGGTTCTTGGCGCTCCCGAGTCCACCACATCACCCTGGTATCCATGTGTAAAACTATATCGCCAGGAAGAGTATGAGAAGTGGAACAAGACGTTCCAGAGACTATACACAGACTTTGCGACAAAGTTTGAATTGCCAAAAATTGAGCATCCCAATCATGATTATGAAATCAAGAGACTGAATCTGGGATCAGGTGCAGAGAAGCTCAAAGATTACATCAACGTAGACAAGTCTCTGCATGTCAACGCAGATCAGGTTGTTGATCTTGAGCAAACGCCCTGGCCCTGGAAGGACAACGAGTTCAGTCACATTGTGATGAAGGACATACTGGAACATCTAGGTGAAACTCCAAGCAAGTTTCTAGCCATCATCAAGGAGCTTTACAGAGTCAGTCGCAACGGTGCTGTCTGGGAAGTGCAAACACCACACTGGCGTTCAGACAATGCTCTGAATGATCCCACACATGTCCGAGCAATCACACCACAGATGCTGGAGATGTTCAACAAAAAGCATATTATGTGGACGATAGAACAGGGATTGTCACACTCATCCCTTGCGTTTGACACCAACATTGATATTGAGATTTGTGACATAAAGTATGACTTTACTCACATGTTCAAGGACAAAATATCCAAGGGCGAGATTACCAAAGACGAACTAGACTTTGCTTTCAATACTCTGAACAATGTTGCTGAAAGCACAAAGATGCTCATAGAAGTTCACAAGCCGGGCAGGTACACAATTGATGATTTCCGGGAAGCTGTGAAAGCGAGACAAAATGCATCTTGACATAATACTGAGAACGTGCAGTAACTCCTTGTTGACACCCAGTGATCGTAAAAGAATATGTGGTGACAACAGGGAGGTTCTAATTAAAAAATGCCTGTTGTCACTGATATCAGCTATAAAATCTTCCAATCACCAGATCACGTTAACAATACTGGATGATAATAGTGATGCAAGATTTATTAATTTTATTGACCTTGCAACAAAAGGTATAACTTGCAATGTTGTTAATTTGCCCGAGCGAGGACCCAATCACTCAGCACTTGAGCAGTTCAAATTGGCAGCAAACTCAGATGGACTGGTATATGTGGTTGAGGATGACTATCTCCATGAGGAAAATGCAATAGATCACATGATCGGTGCTTATCTCTATTTCATGAAGAGATATAACACTGGAATAGTTATCTATCCTTATGACTGTTCTCTGCGCTATGCGGAAGGTCAGGAAGCTTGTACCACTTTGTATCATGATGGTATTCGATATTGGCGCTCTGTTAACAAGACTGCCAACACCATGCTGACACACTATTCAACAGTCAAGCACAACTGGATTCATTTTGAAAATTTAGCCACCAAATACCCCAGGGTTTTAGAAGATGACACAATCAACAAGCTGTATTACTCTTTGGAAAACCAAGATACAACTATTCGTGCTTTTAGTCCCATCCCAAGCATTGCATACCATGTGGGGTATTCTGCACCTGTTTCAATCAACACAACACATTCATCATGGGTTGATTTGTGGAACAGAATTTCCGAATGGGAGTTGATTCAGGGATGGTTCGACTATGGTAATCTATACTCGCATGTTGTCGCAAATCTGTCAGACAATTCCACCATTGTTGAGATTGGTGCTTGGAGAGGCAAGAGTACAAGTTGCCTTGGTTCCCTGATCAAACAAAGCAAGAAAAAAATCAAAGTATATGCCGTGGACACATTTGAGGGGTCCAATGAGCAATTACACAAAGACCTAATTGCAACTATGCCCACATCACTGTTTGATGAATTCATTGATAACATAAAAATGTGTGGTGTTGATGACATTGTTGAGCCCGTCCGAATGACAAGTGTTGAAGCAAGTGCAAAGTTCAAAGATGCAAGCATTGATTTTGTCATGATTGATGGATCGCATGATTATGAGTCTGTCGTGTCTGATATCGATGCCTGGTTGCCAAAAGTCAAGAAGGGTGGCTTGATCGCAGGTGATGATTACAGCAACTCATGGCCCAATGTCAAAAGAGCAGTTGATGAGAAATTTGGCACTAAAATCAATGTAAATAATACCACATGGCATGTTGCAGTATGAAGACACTGTTCAGGTCCTACGACACAAAAATAGACTCAGCTTACATTATCACAATTAAAAATAATGAGATTTCTGAGTCATATTCGCGAAGATGTGTGGAATCTTGTCGGAGAGCGGGCATGCCTTATAAGATCTGGGATGCGTTCGACGGCACCAACCCAGAATCTATAAAGACACCAGATCATGTACACAACTGCTCGTTCATGAGTATTGTGAAGATCATGGACAACTACTTGACCAAGGCCGAAGTTGCATGTGCTTTGAGCCACATAAGCCTTTGGCTACATTGTGCCAGGATTGACAAGCCTATTGTTATTCTAGAGCATGATGCAGTGATGTTAACAAATCTCACGCATTTTCCAGGATTTAACACAATATTATTTCTAGGTTCGGTTGAGTGGGCAGAGCGTAATTGGCCAATAATGCAGGTACCTCTGCATGCTTCTGACGGTCCAAACAAACACTTCATCTGTCGTGCCCATGCATATGCAATTGATCCAATAGTAGCAAAAAACATGCTGGCAAATATCTTGAAAATGGGCATCTACGCATCTCTCGATGAAATGATATCAGCAGACCTGTATAATATTAGCCATGCTGGTTGTATAGCTTATGACAAAGATAGTAACACAACTATTTGTGTCAGACCCACAGAAGGACGAAGAACCACTAAAAACGACGATTTAACAGACTAATACACCTGTATGTAAACTGAAAAATATTCAGTCTGGAATCTTCTGAACAAGAACAATTCTCCACATGCCGAGGTTGTGACAGATGGCACGCCTCCGGTAAGCACTGAGATTTTGTCATGGCCCTGGTCTCTGAGCATAAACACTAGATCATGACTGTGAATCAAAATATTAGCCAGTTTGGTCTGGTACGTAGTTGTCTGACTCAGGGTGGATCTATTCATCCTTTGATCCTGGATTCCACAATTACCAATGGAACTGGTATCATGAATCCATCGGTTTATGTCGATGGAGGTCAGTTGCTGTGTAACATCCGCCATGTAAACTATACCTTGTATCACAGTGAAAACAAACGGTTTCAACATCGATACGGTCCTTTGCAATATTTGCATCCCGAAAATGATCAGCACCTGAGAACTTGGAACTATTTGGCCTACCTAGACCATGATTTATCTATCACAAAAATTGATCTAGTAGACACTGCTCAGTTTGATCAAGATCCTGTGTGGGAATTTGTGGGCCTAGAGGATGCGCGGTTGTTCCGGTGGGATGACACTCTGTATCTAAGCGGAGTTCGACGTGATACCACAACCACCGGAGAAGGGCGTATGGAGCTTTCAACTCTGTCGCGTGATCAGGACAGTGTGCGTGAATCTCGACGAGAGCGTATTCCATCCACAGGCGATAACACTAGTTATTGCGAAAAAAATTGGATGCCAGTCTTGGATCAACCCTACCACTATGTAAAATGGACCAACCCCACTGAAGTGGTCAAGTATGATCCCAAAAGTGGGCAAACCCAAACTGTGTTTCTAGACCAGTCGCCAGGCACACGCGGACTACCGGACCTGCGTGGCGGCAGTCAGGTCATACCCTATGGTGATTACTACTTGGCAATCACACATGAGGTGTGTTTGTTCAAGAGCGAACACGGACAAAAAGATGCCACATATCGGCATAGGTTTGTGGTTTGGACTCGAGACTGGAAACTGATTCGAGTCACTGACAGTTTTTCGTTCATGGGAGCCGACATTGAATTTTGTTGTGGCGCTGCCTGGCACAATCAAGATCTCTTGATCAGTTTTGGTTACCAAGACAATGCAGCATTCATACTCAAGATGCCAAGATCTCTGCTGGATCAACTGTTATGGGGCAAGAACCAATCTCACCTGGGACTAGACTGGGGCGACATCAAAGGCAATTCTTGGTTCTTGAATCAGGTGGAAGATGAGGTGTTTGAGCACGATGTTTATCAAATGATCTTTTCAGTAGATGCCAATGATATCGTGGTTGACGTGGGCGCTAGCGTGGGTCCATTCTTGTGGAAGATAGCAGACCGTGATCCGGGACATGTGTACTGTGTTGAACCAGAACCTTCGTTGTTCCGTACTCTGGCCGACAATGCTCAAAAGTTGTCGGTACCTTGCACATTGATCAATCGGGCACTGGCACCTGCCACAGGCGAGTACCGGGTGACAGGCCTGTTTGACCCCACTACGTCGGACATCAGCAACGGATCAGATGCCAACCTAATGCCCACGATATCGTTCCAGAGTTTAATTGCACAGTTCAAACTGGATCACATAGATTTCCTTAAGATAGCCTGCGAAGGGGCCGAATACGATATTTTCAACGATGACAATTTTGATTGGATCATAAAAAATGTTCGCAAGATTGCAGGCAAATTTCATCTCAACACCCCTGAGCTCAAGGCAAAATTTCGTAGATTCCGAGACACATATCTACGCCAGATGACATCTCATCAGGTGCAGAGTCTCGACTATGTTGATATCAACCCCAATCTCTGGAGCGACTGGTTTATTAATTACTATGATACAGTCAACATCTGGATTGACAACCGGGTGCCACTACAGCAAAAGAAAAAGTGGCAGCATCATCCAGCACCTACGCTGGAAGTGACCACCACAGTACCCCAAAAAGGCTGTGTGGTTGACTGTGTGTTTTGCCCTCAGCGTGTGTTGACCAGCAGTTATCAAGGTCAGCGCATCATGAAGCTGGAAGATTTTCAACGCTGGATTGACAAAGTTCCACAAGAGGTGCGCATTACTTTTTCAGGATTTGTGGAACCCTGGATGAACAAGCATTGTACCGATATGGTGCTCTATGCATACCAACAGGGTCATCCCATCAGTGTGTTCACCACAGGCATAGGCATGAGTGTGGCGGATATCAAGGCCATGGCTCACATACCATTTGCAGGCAACCCCAATGGTGGATTTACTCTGCACCTGCCTGACAGTGAGTTACTGGCTCGACATCCCATAACTCCGGGCTATGTTGAGCTCTGTGAATGGATTCGTGACAATCGTCAGCACATACAAAACTTCCAGGTCATGAGCATGGGCGCTGACATACATCCTGCAGTCAACCACTGTTTTCCTGATCACATCATGGCCAGTCAAATGTGGGATCGATCCGGCAATCTCAGCAGAGAAGCACTGCTCAAGCCTGACTTACAGCCCTTGACCAATCGCTGGCATCAGGTGCGGCATAACGATGGTCCTAGAACTTGTGGGTGTATTGAAAATCTCTATCACAATGTGCTCATGCCCAACGGTGACGTGAGCTTGTGTTGCATGGACTACGGACTAGACAATATCATAGGGAACCTAGATCGCCAGAGCTACGAAGATGTGATTCCCGAAGCTGAAAGCTGTTACGATATATGCACCAAGTGCGAAAATGCCGCTCATCCTGCACCCAAACCCATGAAGTTTTTCCCGCGATGAATCACTTACTACCCTACATTAACAATCCTGAAGATCCGGTAATAAATTTTAATCTCGGCCTTGAATACGAGAACATAGGTCAGACCGGTGCTGCCATTAGTTTTTATCTGCGCACGGCCGAACGAGCACAAGATCCAAAATTTCAGTATGAAGCTCTGCTGAGGATGGCACTGTGCTTTGGAAGACAGACCACTCGAGATGACACTCAGCGTGTGTTATTGCAAAAGGCCATGACTCTGTTGATAGATCGCCCTGAGGCCTATTATCTATTGGCTCGTGCACACGAGAAACGCCAAGAATATCACGAAGGATGGACAGTGAGTTCCATGGCTCTGCGTATGTGTCGTTGGGATCATGAGCCCCTGACCACAAATGTGGAATATCCTGGTGAATACGGTATAAGATTTGAGCAAGGAGTATGCGCCTGGTGGGTAGGAGAATGCGAAAAAAGTCGCCGTATCATGTTTGACCTGCGTTACAGTTGGCCTCTTGATTCTATTCACCGCGATGCTTGCGACCGTAATCTTCAGATATGTGGTTGGCCCAAGCTGACTCTGCCCTATAATCCTGCTCAGGCATCAAGTATACGATGTTCATTTTTGGGTCTGCAGGAGATACACCAAAATTACAGTCAGAGCATGCAGGATCTGTTTGTGCTGGCAGCTAACCAAGGTCAGCGAGATCAATGGTATCTTGAAGTGGGCAGCGCGGAACCATTCTATCACAACAACACAGCCTTGCTAGAAACTAAATTTGGATGGAATGGTGTGAGCCTAGAGATTGACTCAAACAAGGCCGCAGATTTTGCCCGGCAGAGACGCAATCCAGTGTTGTGTCAAGATGCTACCACTACAGATTATGAAGCAGTGTTGCAACAACACGGTGCACCACAAGATCTTGGATACCTGCAGATTGACTGTGATCCTGCCGAAAACAGCTATCGTATCTTGACTGCTATACCTTGGAGCACTCGTAGGTTTGCCGCAATCACGTTTGAGCATGATTACTATGTAGATCCCGTAGTTAGAGATCGCAGTCGTGAATATCTACGCAAGCAGGGCTATGAGTTAGTGGCCGGAGATATTGCGTTTGACGAAACACACAGCTATGAAGATTGGTGGGTGCACCCCGAACTAGTTACTCAGCAGACACGAGACAATCTACGTGTCAGCTCAGATCAAGTGCGTTCTGCTGATAGATATCTATTTCCTCAGGTGCCAGCATCTTCTGTTCCTGTAGTTTCGTTAAAAAACTCCAATCACACAATGTTCAGTACCAATGCCCGGCCGGGTGTCTGGATCGTGGATAATTTTTATCAGGATCCAGACTGGGTCAGAGACTTTGCGTTACAGCAGGAGTACCAGATCAATCACGACGGTGAGAAGGGCTACATCGGCAGCCGCACTGAGCGGCAGTTCTTGTTTGATGGCCTCAAGGAACGCTTTGAAGAGATCATGGGCAGACCCATCACACGCTGGCAGGAACATGGCATGAATGGGCGGTTTCAACATGCCCGTGCCGGTGAACCCTTGGTCTACCACTGCGATCATCAGGCCTGGGCCGGCATGATCTATCTCACGCCTGATGCGCCCTGGAACTCAGGCACCAATACCTATGCTTTGAAAAACAGCGACATTCGACACATCAGTCATCCTGACATAGGGCAATGCTTCAAGGAAGGTAGCAGAAACTTTGATCGTTATCCCTTTGACATGGTAGATCAGTTTGGGAACGTGTACAATCGTCTGGTGATCTTCAATGCAGGCTACCTACATGCGTCAGGTGGCTATTTTGGATTTACCCCTGAAAACAGTCGACTGTGGCACATGTTCTTTTTTGACTAGGTGCCAATTTCGATCAGCTTGAGCTTCTGTTGTACGGCTTCAAAGTTTACTGCGCTCCAGAGGCCAGGATGCATGGGTCTAGGCCATGTGTTGCTGTCAATCCAGGCATAGCCTAGATGTTCGTGATTTAGTGTTGGTTGGAATTCAGCGGCCACAACACAAATCCAGGTATTGTATTCAAACATCTGATCCGCAGAAGTGAAACGATCAAGCGGCATCAATCGGATGTACTCGGGCATGAACCCCAGTTCCTCTACGCACTCTCGTTCTATGCCGCCCAGTAGTGTCTCGCCCTCTTCGATCTTGCCACCAGGCAATCCCCATACCTGTGGGTGTTTGTGGTCGTTGCGCATGAGATAAAGGTATCGTTTCGTGCTCTGTGCTCGGAACCACACTCCCACAGCTCTTACAACACTAGATTCCACGTGCCGCCGGGATACACCCCTTGGTAACTTTTCATCCACATTTCACCTGTCCATTCATACTGTGTACCAGTAGTTATGTTGGTCACGTATTGAGTACTGATTTCATCGGCTGCTACAAATGTTACCCGCCATCGAACACCGTCCCACTCGATTATGTCATTGGCCTGTGCTACCAAAGGTTGATCTAGATTGCCCAGCCAGGCCTCGGGGTTGTAGGAGTTGGCCCAGCTACCAGTGCTTTCGGTTAGGAGATATCTGACTCCTGTGACCGGTTGGGGTAATCCATTGCCAGGAGCACTGATTAACGGATCAATAATGGCATTTATGGCTGGTAGAGTGTTTTGTGGGGCCGTGTCGGGATCCACATTATAGATTACCAGGCGATTATCATTGGGATCAATCACAATAGTACCCACGATCTGATTGTCGGGGTCATCAACTGGCCAGTTAAGCCGTATTTGGCTGATGCCTGGCCGCAGCGTGCCATAGGCGCCAATCACAGCGGGCCATAGCAAGGGACTATCGGCCACAAGTTCGTTAGGTGCAAGGTTGGTTAGATCGCTGTTGGGTATGATTGCAGGATCATACAGTATCTGTATGCAGTTTTCAATCACTAGTAGTTTGTAGTTCCAAGGCGTGATCATGACACGGGTGCCCAACAAGAGATCATTATTGCTAATAGCTTCGTTGTAGTCACCTTGAGCATCGTACATGCTCATGATCACGCGCTCTACCACTCCAAGTTTTTTGACCTTGGCTGGACTAGATATCCAAATGGGTAAACTGAATCTTAGAGTGGATATGTCAATGGGATTTTCTGTACCTTGCGGTATGGTTCGACTGGTCCACTGAGTGCTTTCGAGTTCGATCACAGAGAGGCTGGTCCAGTCTAAAAAATTGTCCGTGCTCTGTACTTCCAGACTGGGATTGAATAGAGTCAGCATCTGCTCTAACAGCTGAAATTTCTGATTGGTGTTTGACGTCCAAATATCCAGTGTGATGCCTAACTTGTAAGGCACCGGCATCAAACGTTCTACTGTAAACGCATTGCCCTGTGTGGTCTCATAGGTTTCAGTAGCAGAATCATAGGTGCGCTGTCGCACAGACACCTTGTTCACATGGTAAGGCTCTTGCATGCGTGGACGATCATAATCTAGAGCATTGATGTAGAATGTCATCAAGGGTGTACTGGGCAGGTTGTTGGCCGAGTTTTCCTGTATGATGGTCTGGGCGTTACGAGTAGCATCGCCATAGCGTACAGGAACCCGCAACAGGGCCATCCGGCTGGGGTCTGCACTGTCTCGACCGTATTCAACCTGGAATCCTGAAATAACGCGGGTGAATTGCAGGAGGAAACGGCGTATTTGATCGTCGTAAAAAAAACTTTGAATTTTAATTCTCCCTGGCGGCAAGTTTTTTTCTTGCTTCGCGTTCTTTAACAATCAATGATAATCGAGCTTTAGCTTCGTCGCTCCATTTTTTACTTGGTTTACCTTTTTTAGGGTGTGATTTCCCCTTCATAGCACCGCCATCTCGACGGACCCAGGTATCAGTACCTTTGGCTCGTCTACGAGCATGGGCCTGTCTCTGAGACTCTTTCATTTTTTCTTTAGACTGCTCGCTATGAGTTTTATTATTTCCGGCTTCTCTGAGATTATAAACTTCGGTAGTTTTTCTATACTCATCTAGCCAATATTGTTCTTTAGTATTCAATTCATCGAGACTAGTGGCCGAATCAATTACTTCCCAAACAAACTTATCAACGCCGTACAATCTCATACTATTGTATAGATGATTGTGTTGTCCATTTCTAGTTCTAGCACAATGATCATACCAACGCATCTTAGGATTTTTTTGTATGGTTTGTCCAATGTACATTTTGTTATTGACGATATTAGTAATTCTGTATATATGCATGTGTTTATTTATGACTCATCATAAAAAAATTGCTGTGTCATGATTAACTTGATTTCCTGCCTGGTTGAGTGTTGGGATAGGGCTTGGCTGGAAAGAAACCACCTTCACTGCCATTGTCGGCACGCGGTCGGAGAACATCACTGAGACTCTGGCGACTGGGTATATTGCCCTGGTCTGTAGTGGGTGTGGTATAGGTATTGTTCACAAACGTGCTGCGCAAGGTGTCATTGGTGCTGCCGTTGTTGAGATTGGTTTGTACCTTGTCCTCAACACGGATCCATCGAGTACCATTGAAACGGAACAGGCGATTGGGAAAATAATCCAATCGCAGAAAAAAATCTCCAGGTACTGATCCCAGCGGAAACGTGGTACCTACTCCGCAGGGCAACCCGTTGGGCGGAACACCGTCCCCGGTAAGATACCCCACGGTGTATCCATCAGACCGGGGTGTGACGTTCATGCCGCCCTGTGTTCCGTCTACTGTGGTAGCTGAATCTGCGGTTAATGTATCAGGGTTGGCCGGCCGGCCATTCTCTAGTGTGGTTGTGATGTAGTAGTTCTGTACGTCATATCCCGAAGCCGGTACTTCTATATCGGCTTGCGTGAGTATGGCATTGTTGATCTCTTGATCCTTGATTCGGGTAGTCATGAGTTCGTTTTGTGTACCCGGCGTGTATTCTGTCCAGTATTCAGTATTGGTAATGTCAATATCTGCCGGGGTGTTTTTGACAGTCCGATAGTAGACATTGTTGTAGTTTACCACACTGCCCTGGGGATAGTAGTTGTCTGCGTCCCAGATAGTGCTGTTGACCATGGGCTTCTTGAGTATGTCCTTGTATTCCTGGGCGTTTGTTAATGGTGTAGCTTTCACACGCCAAACATGGGGTAACCATGTCTGGCTGAATCCCTCACTGGCATAGTTGGCATCTTGGATCACGTAATACTTGGGCAAGGCTTCGGGAGTGGCAGAGTTGAGCGGATAGTAGTCTCGGAGATTGGGCATTTCTAGCACGTCACCGCTCATGAGCTTGCGACCAAATGTGTCAATCATGTTATTGAAGTGAAACGTGATGAACAGGGTATCATTGTTGAGAAATAGACCAAACTGCGTGAGATCAAAGTCAATGTCTTGCTGATTGTAGACTCCGCGCATGACATAGATGTCTTGGTCGTACACACGATCTCGATTTTCCAGCAGCAGCAGATCCTGGATGTTCAAGGGACTTTGTGTTTCGTACACAGGTTGTGTGGCATCAGCATTACCGCTCAAGGCCGAGTCCTCGCCCCCGGTTTGGGGACCTAGATACTTGTGGCAATATACATCTAGTCCACCAACGGTGTACCTCTCACTGATGATGCGGTCTAGATACTGGTAATCACGGGTGCGATTAGGTCTATATAGCGAAAGTCTGGGCATAGTGCAGTATTTATGGGCCGGTTGACTAGAAAATTTTGATGCTATATAATAGTGAAATGAAGCTAGAAGAGTGGGACGAGCTCAATGCTCGATTTTACACTGCCTCAATCAAGATAAACCGTGTGCCGCGCCGGATGCGAATGGACTGTATCCGCATGGCTCGAGCTGTGGAAGATCTCCTGCGCCTGGCAGATCAGGAACGTGTGGTTTGCCGTCGGCGTAATTTTGTGTCTCCACGGTTTGAGCAGCTGATTGTGCAGATACGGGAAGCCTTGACCAATTTTGAAGGTCATGTTATACTAGCCCTGTTGCTTAAGGAGCCTGAATGAAACGCAAATCGGCAGAAATCAATGTGGTCAAACCCTTGGCATTGCGCAATCCGGACACCAAGTATCTAGGCAACGAACCCACCTGGAGCCAAATGCCTGTGCCTGAAGCACGACTCATGGCGCAGACTCGGGCCTTTGCTTGGTACAACTATTTCTGCGACAACAAGGAAGCCAAACAGTTTACCATCAGCTGGATGAGTCGCACTGGCTTTCCGTCCACAGATTGCCGGCGCGTGGCGCAGTGCCCGGATCGGGCGTTTGTTACCACCCCGGGCTGGCTGGCTCGCATGACCGAAGTGGGCTGGGTCTTGAACGACCGAGAAAAGCAATACATGGCTGATCGTATTCAACAGTACCTGACTCAGACGCCGGTTGACCCTGCGGACGATGTTGCCATTGAGCCCAAAAAATCAGAAGTACCTAAAGTCACGATCCAGGACCGCCTGCGGGAAAAGATCAAAGAAGCCGGCGGCGAGATTGAAGGCATGTTTGACGACATGCTGGCTGCTGGTGGGCGTTCGATTGTGGGGTTCAAGCCCATCGATGTGTTGCGCACGTTCAACGTGGCTCCCCAGATGGTCAGTGACATCAGTGAGCACTGGCGCCGTGTGTCTGACGAGCTGAATCAGGCCACCAAGGGCAAAGATCCCGACTTGGTCGAAGGCTACAGTCATCGCAACAAGATTCAGCTGCGCAACATGCTCAAGTTCGCTGAGCAGGTGGTTGCAGACTGTGCCAGTTATGTGCAGGTCAAGAAAGTGGAGCGCAAGCCGCGCAAGAAAAAGCCTGTAAGCCCCGAAAAGCTCACGGTGCGCTTCAAGTTCCTGCGTGAGTTCACAGAACTGGGTCTGAAATCTGTGCCTGTTACTCAGCTGGTAGATGCTCAAGAAGCCTGGCTCTACGATAGCAAGCAACGCAAGCTGATCTACGTAGTGCACGAGGATCTGTCAGGGTCGTTCACGGTCAAGGGCAGTGCCTTGATTGGGTTTGATCCCAACAAGAGCGTGCGCAAGACTCTGCGTAAGCCCAAGGAGCAGATCAAAGCGATCATGAGTGCAGGTGCCCCGGCAGCTCGCAAGCTGTTCAAGGACATTCGTAGTACCGAGACCAAGTTCAACGGACGTGGCAATGAGCACATGGTCCTGCTCAAGGTGCGGTAGTGCCTGGTGGGGCTCTGAGCTAAATATCAGCAAGGAGCCCCCAAATGGCCGAGCAGCAACAAGACACTTTAGCTACCCTCAAACAGAGTCTCGTGGATTATGTGCGACTTCAGTTGGGCGATGAGATCATTGATCTAGAACTGGACCCTGCGCACTACGAGGCTGCTTATCAAAAGACTCTGGGCACATATCGGCAACGTGCCCAGAATGCCTACGAGGAAAGCTACAGTTTCATGTACCTGATCAAGGACGAAAACATCTATCAGCTACCGCAAGAGGTCATGAGTGTGCGCCAGATATTTCGTCGTACATTTGGTGATTCTACTGGTCCTTTCGCCAGCAATTTTGACCCGTTTGCCCAGGCCAGCTTGAATGTGTACCTCATGAACTTCAACGTGGCTGGTGGACTTGCCACTTACGACTTCTACAGCCAATATGTGGAACTGGCCGGTCGCATGTTTGGTGCCTACATGAACTACACCTTCAATCCCGTGACCAAGAAGCTGCAACTGGTGCGCGATCCCAAGAGCTCTAACGAGGCGGTGCTGCTATGGACCTACAACCTCAAACCTGAGGTCAATCTCCTTTCAGACATGCAGATATCTCAGTGGATACGCGATTACATGGTGGCTAACTGCAAGATGATCATAGGCGAAGCTCGCGAGAAATTTGCAACCATAGCTGGTCCCCAGGGCGGTGGTAGCCTCAACGGCACTGCCATGAAGAGCGAAGCGCAGACTCAAATGGATGCTCTGATCGAGCAACTCAAGAACTATGTGGACGCCAGCGCCCCTCTTACTTGGGTTATTGGATAAGCAATCAGCTTGATTTTCTAGTCAGTCCGTGCTATAATCTTGAATGGACTACATGATCGATATTGAAGGACTGGCCACAGGGCCAGATGCCACTATCCTGACCATTGCCGCAGTGGAATTTGATCCGCTAGTGCGTGATTGTCTAGGGCGCCAGTTCTACGTGCGTGTGGATATGGAAAGTCAGGCTGATCGCAGAATTGAGCAGGGCACTGTGGAATGGTGGGCCACCCAGCCAGCAGCAGCACGTGAAGAAGCGTTCCATGAACAGGATCGTCTACCGCTTCGCACCTGTCTTGAAGGCCTAACAAAAATGATCTGGCACTCGCGACGCGTGTGGGCTCAAGGGCCCACTTATGACATGAATATCCTTGAGCATGCCTACAAGAGCCTCAACATGGCCTTGCCTTGGAAATATTTTTCGGTGCGTGACAGTCGCACCCTGTTTGGATTGGCACCCAATCTTGCTCGCTATCCGGCCACACACAATGCTCTAGAAGATTGCTGCTGTCAAATTGCTCTGGTCTGGGATATCATGGAATACTTCAAGATAAAGGAATTGCGATGATTGTTGGAGTTTGTGGCCTGATTGGATCGGGCAAAGATACCATAGCGGACTATCTGGTCAATATTCATCAGTTTCGTCGTGACAGTTTTGCTGCCAGTCTCAAAGATGCTGTGAGTGCAGTGTTTGGCTGGGATCGAGACATGCTGGAAGGCCGTACTCGCAGCAGCAGAGAATGGCGTGAACAGATAGACCCTTGGTGGTCTCATCGTTTGCAAATTCTCAGTCTTACTCCTCGTTGGGTACTACAGAATTGGGGAACTGAAGTTCTGCGTCACGGGTTTCACGAGGACATTTGGGTGGCAAGTCTAGAAAACAAACTACGACAAAAATCTGATGATGTGATGATATCAGACTGCCGTTTCCCCAACGAAATACAAGCCATACGTGCTGCCGGCGGCAGTGTGATATGTGTAACACGGGGGGACATGCCTGAGTGGTGGGCTGTTGCAGCAGCCAATCCTGATGTCATGCCTGAGCTCTATCCTCAAGTACACATCAGCGAGTGGAGTTGGGTCTCTACTGGGTTTGACCGTATGATTTTCAACAACGGTACTCTTGACGAGCTTTATGTAGCAGTCAACGATCTGGTTCAAGGCCTTCGTTCTTCCAAGGAAGATCTCCCCTAGCCACTTCAATCGCGCAGTTTTGACACACACTGCGTAGATTCTTGGGCTCGCAATTTGCGAGTCTGCCGTCTATGTGATAGACCATGATCTGGGCACTGACTCGTGCTCGGAACCCACAGAGATCACACGACATCTTTTTACGGTATCCTGCTGTTGCCCAACGAGGTTGGTGCGGCTTCATGGCTCGATTTCTACGTTGGCAATTTTCACAACGCTTGCGATAGTGCACCTGGCCGTCTCGATGGTAGTTTATAGCACAGGGTCTCTGTTGACAGGCTTGACAAATAGGTCGGCTCATACCGCTATTTACGCTTGAACCTTTGGCAAAGGGCGTTCTATCAGGCTGTTTTTTGCAGGTTCCAATAAATATCTGTACTACTTTTTCAAAGGAACCCCAAAATGGCACTAATATCACCTGGAGTAGAAGTAACTGTAATTGACGAGAGCCAATACATTCCCTCGGCCGTCAACACGGTTCCTTACTTCCTCATTGCCACTGCACAAAACAAAGTTTCCGGTGACGGTGTCACCGTGGCTGCCGGCACCACCGCAGCCAATGCCAACAAGACCTATTTAATCACTAGTCAACGTGATTTAGTAGCCACTTTTGGTGTACCTTTCTTCTATAACACCACTAATGGCACTCCCATCAATGGGTACGAGCTCAATGAATACGGTCTTCTTGCTGCCTATAGCGCCCTGGGTGTGACCAACCGTTGCTACATACAGCGAGCCAATATCAATCTCACAGGGCTCACTGCCACTCTGACTCGCCCCACCGGCGATGCCAACAACGGTACCTACTGGTTGGATGTGACCTCCACAGTCTGGGGTATCCAGGAATGGAACCAGAGCACAAACACGTTCACGGTCAAGACACCCTTGGTTATCACTGACAGCCAGTTTGTGGTTGATGCTGCTGCTGGAGATTATACTCCCATTGCTTCCTATGGCAGCATTGGTGACTACGCGGTCACTGCTCTCAGCGTACCCATATATGGTTACTACAAGAATTTCAACAACACCTGGGTCCTAGTAGGCGATGATGACTGGAAAAACAGCTGGCCTACCATAACTGGATCGGCCACTCCCAGCAGCTTGACCAATGGATACAATCTTTACATCAACGACACCCTAGTCACAGTAGGCGCCGGCGGCACTGGACTCAATGTATCGGGGTTTGCGACAGCCATTAATAATGCAGCTATCACAGGCGTGACCGCTTCGGTCAGTGGAGGCAAGCTTCAGTTGTTTGCCGACAGTACCGCTACCAATGACGGGTCATCAGGATCCGGCGGTGTGATTTCAATTGATCCAGGCCCCAATAACGGTGCTGCTCTGCTGGCAGCTCTGGGCATCACGTCGGGCGCATATCTGGCACCTACTTATTTTCCCGGCTACAGCTACCAGTCACCACGTTGGAGAGCAACTGATGTCACTCCACATCCCACTGGATCAGTCTGGAACAATGTCAGCACAGTAAACAACGGGTTGAACATCAAACTCAAGCAATACAGTGTCACAACAGATGAGTGGGTGTTGCAAAACACGCCAGCTTATTTTTCTGGTGTAGATGCAGTCTTTGCGCTTGATCCGGTCAATGGTGGCCGCAACATTCCTGCAGGTACCACATATGTGAACCCCTTGGCAAACTTTTACCAGACCACGCCTTTGCAGTGCATGGCGTTTGAGATTTTTGAACAATTCACGTTTGGTCAGACCATAGTGACTGGTACTACCACTCCTACAGGTACTGCATTTACGCCCGGCAATTCGTTTGTTATACGTGGGTCACAGCCGGGCACGACTCAAGTAATTTCGGCCACTGCGACTATAGGTGGAACTGGTACTGTGGCTGATTTCCTGGCAGCAGTGAGTGCAGCCAACGTGCCTTTTGTGAGTGCAGCAGTCAACAGCGCAGGTAACATAGTATTCACACACAGTGCCGGTGGTTTGATCACCATAGATCCTCAAAGTGGTTCTCCAATAACCACAGCAGGATTTACTACATCCACTCCCAAGGTCAGACAGGCTCTGTCAGTTCCGGGTCGACTGGTGTTGTCCAACCTAGTGTCTACTCCGCTGTTCAATTACGTAGCTAGCAGCACGGCACCTGATCAAGATCCCGCCAACGGCACCCTGTGGTACTACAGCACCGCTACTGAGGTGGACATCATGATCCAGGACAACGGACGATGGCAGGGTTATCAAAACGTTGCTAATGACGTGCGCGGTTACAACCTCACAGCGACCAATGCCTTGGGCCCAATCTGTGCACCTACTGCACCTTTGACTCAGAACGATGATGCTGAAAGTCCCTTGGTCTATGGCGATCTTTGGGTAGATACCAGCGATCTTGAAAACTATCCCAAGCTGTATCGATGGGATGCCGCGGATGGCCAGGATCAGTGGATAGCGATAGATACCACAGATCAAGCCACTGAAAATGGAGTGCTATTTGCGGATGCACGTTGGGCCACAAATGGTACTACCGATCCAGTGTCTGGTGCTATACCTTCTATATTAAACCTCCTGACCAGTAACTACCTAGATCTAGACGCTCCCAATCCTGGTTTATATCCTCAGGGCATGTTGTTGTTCAATACTCGACGGTCGGGATACAACGTCAAGGCCTTCCAGAGCGATTATTTTAACGCCTCAACGTATCCATCAGATGCCTGGTCATCGAGCACTGTCTATCGTGTTGGTGATTATGTAAACTACAACGGTGCCAACTATATTTCGATGAGCAACGGTAATACCAATCAGACTCCAGGTGTGGACCCATTGTTTTGGGAAATAATTACAGTGACCAGCACTTGGTTGTCGGCGTCAGGCAATCGTGACAACGGAGCCATGTGGGGAGGCCGACTGGCCCAGCGTCAGATGGTAGTTGAGGCTCTCAAGGCCGGAATTGACACCAGCGAGGCTGCTCGAGAGGAACAGAATCAGTTCAATATTATCTCTTGCCCGGCCTATCCTGAACTGGAGCCCAACATGATCGCTCTCAGCAACGAGCGCAATAATACTCTGTTTATTGTAGGCGATACTCCCATGCGATTGGGGCCTGATGGCAACAGTCTCACTACCTGGGCTACTAACAATAATGGTCTAGGGCTGGCTACCGAAGATGGTCTAGTTGCTACCAGTAACTACATGGCCACGTTCTATCCCAGCTGCCAGACCACAGACCTGTCGGGCAACAGTGTGGTAGCACCGCCTAGCCACATGATGGTTCGCACGATTCTGCGCAGTGATGCTGTCAGTTATCCCTGGTTGGCACCTGCGGGTACACGACGTGGCGTGGTAGACAATGCCACAGCGATCGGGTATATCAACGCAGCCACTGGCGAGTTTGTGCAGATCAGCACCAGTCAGTCCGTGCGTGACATACTTTACGAGCGTAATGTCAATCCAATCACGTTCATTCCAGGTGTAGGCATCACAAACTTTGGTAACAAAACTTCGACCACGACTACCTCTGCATTGGATCGTATCAATGTGGCACGACTGGTAGCATACCTTCGTGGACGTCTAGAAGAAATCGGCAAGCTATACCTGTTTGAACCCAACGATCAGATCACTCGCAACGAGATCACCAACACTGTGAACAGTTTGATGATCGACTTGATCGCCAAGCGTGCTATCTATGACTACCTGGTGATTTGTGATCTCAGCAACAACACGCCAGCACGTATCGACCGTAACGAATTGTGGGTTGATATTGCCATAGAACCAGTCAAGGCAGTGGAGTTTATCTACATTCCGCTGCGTATCAAGAACACTGGTGAAATCTCTGGAGCAGCGGGCTAATGGAAAATGGCCAAATTAGTTTGGCCATGATCCTTGGTAAATAAACATATAGGAGATCACAAATGGCAGTTAGCTCACTACAACGAATGACAGTGCCCTTGGCGAGCGATCAGAGCTCTTCAACTCAGGGCCTGTTGATGCCCAAACTCAAGTATCGCTTCCGCGTGATGTTTGAAAACTTTGGCATATCAAAACCCACCACAGAGCTGACCAAGCAGGTCATGACTTTTGACCGTCCAAATCTCAGCTTTGAAGAAATTACGCTGCCAATCTACAACAGCACTCTCAAGCTAGCTGGTAAACACTCCTGGGCAGATGTCAACTGCGAACTGCGTGACGATGCTTCTGGGCAAGTGTCAAGGCTGGTAGGCGAACAATTACAGAAGCAAATGGACTTCCTGGAAATGGCATCCGCTGCTTCGGGCATTGATTACAAGTTTCTGACCAAGGTTGAGGTGCTAGACGGCGGTAACGGTGCCTCAGAGCCTGTGGTACTAGAAACCTGGGAATTGTATGGTTGCTATCTCAAGAGTGCAAACTACAATCAGCTCAGTTACGCTGACAGCCAACCGGTCACAGTGACCCTGGCTATTGCTTACGACAACGCCAATCAGACACCTAACGGTACTGGTGTTGGTACGGTAATTGGCCGTACCATAGGCGACGTGGTAACTGGTGCTGGTCAGGGCGCTATCTAAGCAACCCGGGAGTAGATCTTGGCCAATGGCGGCGGTCCGTTTGGTATCGGCGATCAGATACTGAAAGGTTTTACTGGTACGGAAACCTTGCGTGATTACACTCACGCAAGCCGTACCTTTACCACCAACAGTTACGAGCTCAAGCCTCGATACAAGTTTCTCTACCATGTGAGCTTCACGATCAACACCCAGGAGATACCTTATCTCCGTGGAGTATTCAGCAACGACGAAGTACAAAAACTCAGTCTTTTGGTCAAGTCAGTGGATCTCCCCAAATACACAGTACAGGCCGAAACTCTCAACCAGTACAACCGCAAACGAGTGGTACAAACTCGAGTTGATTATCAACCAGTCACAGTGACCTTTCATGATGACGGCGGTGACAATGCCCGACGTCTCTGGTACTATTACTTCTCCTATTACTACAAGGATCCCACACAACGCTATCTAGATCCCAACAATTCAAATGGGTCGGTAGGTGCCAGTGCCAATCGCACTGCAGGATTTGGGTATAATGCCCGAGACATTTATAATGATTCTCTCTTGGTAAAAGATTGGGGCTATATTGGTGAAACCTGGAACGATGGCTATTGTGGTCCCACAGGCAAGCCACCTTTCTTCCGTGATGTCAGGATCTATGGCATGGATCAGCGCAAGTTTGCAGAATATGTCTTGATCAATCCTATAATCCAGAGCTGGAATCATGACACCTATGATTACAGTCAAGGTAGTGGCATCATGCAGCATACCATGACTGTGATGTACGAGACTGTGAAATACTATTCAGGTGCAATTGGACGTCAACGTCCTGACTCCAATGTTCAAGGATTTGCAAATCCCTCGCACTATGATACTCGTCTCAGCCCTATCGCTCGGCCAGGTGCCAATCAGACCATATTTGGTCAAGGTGGTCTCTTGGATGCCGGCGAGGGCATCTTGAACGATCTTCAGAGTGGCACAGTGGGCGGTTTGATTGGGGCTGTACAAACTGCCGGTAGAACCTACAACACATTCAAGAACGCCAACATCAAGAGCACTGCAATTAGTGAAGCCGTGGCTCTAGGCCGTAATACCATAGTGGCCGGGGCAAATAGCCAGGCAGTGCGCAATATCATGACCAAGCCCACAGGTGTGTTCTTTCCCACCCCACGAAGTCCTTCTACAACATGAGCTCCATAAACGAAACCAACTATAACCAAGATCTCACGGTGCGAGTGTTTGATCGATTCTATGAGTATGAGGCCAACATACCGGCCAATGAATATGATCTTGTTAACTCGTTCTTTGTGGCCAACATGAAAAGCCGAGTGGCCGCGGGTAATCTGACCGTGAGTCTGTTCCGCGTGGCTGAAGAAACCAAGATACCAGCACTGACTCTATTGCAAGGATTCCAGGGCACCACTGGCATCAATCTTACGGCCAATTTGGCCTACTACCTCAATCTAGTACGAGATCGAGCCGCGCTCTTGGGAGTGGGAGTTCCGGTTCAGGCAAACTTCTACGCGGCCCGTAACATAATACAATGAGCCGGTGGGCCCAGGGCAAATTTCAGATTACCAATCCTGACAAATACGTGGGCAAAAGCCTCCCCACCTATCGATCAGGATGGGAATGGGCCTTTATGCAATTCTGCGACAGCAACGAACATGTGCTACAGTGGGCCAGCGAATGTGTGACCATTCCCTATCGCAATCCCTTGACTGGCAAAATGACTGTGTATGTGCCAGATTTCTTGATCACTTATCGGACCCGTGACAACACTGTGCGCGCCGAGTTAATCGAGATCAAGCCCAAAAAACAGAGCGTGATCGAAGGACGTATGAGTGTGCGAGATCGAGCCACAGTAGCAGTCAATCATGCCAAATGGGATGCGGCCACCAAGTGGGCTCGCCGCAACGGACTGGTATTCAGGGTTCTTACCGAAGTCCAGATGTTCAAGAACGGTAGTCCATAGTCCATAAATATGGCATGACCAAGAAACTCGAATCCTTGTTTGATCTTCCGCCCTCGGGGCAGGCGTCATTGTACTCCGAACCAGAAATGACGCCTGACCCCGAAGTCATAACCAACATTGATTCGGCCATAGACAAGATTGACGCTGCTTTACCTGGTGTACGCGGGCTTGAAGCGTCTGACGTTGAAATGGATGAGTTGGCCAATCTAGCCAAACACAGCTACAACGAACTCATGACATTGGGCATGAACGTGGAGCCGCGATTTTCCAGCGAGATATTTAATGTGGCGTCCTCCATGCTGGGTCATGCCATAACAGCCAAAACAGCCAAGTTGGACAAGAAGCTCAAGATGATAGATCTCCAGTTGAAGAAGGCTCGCTTGGATCAGCAGCAGCCCGACCCCTCTCCTGTTATGCAACAGGGCACTGGCATGGTACTCAGTCGCAACGAACTGTTGGAGAGAATCATCGCCACCAATGGCCAAAAACCTCGAGACGCATAAATATACAACAGGATATCCAATATGAAACCATTTGCAAAGTATCTAGCAGAAAGTGAGCGCACATACGATTACCGCATCAAAATGTGCGGCAAAGTGCCAGAGGACCTGGTACGCCAACTCAAGCAGAGACTGGATCAATTTGATCCTGTTCGCTTGGGCGACATCAAGACCACGCCTATACAGGCCATACCCACAGATTTCCCCAATTTTAAGAACGAAAGCATGAGCATGTTTGATGTCAGCTTTCGCTATCCGGCAATTGAACCACAGATCAAGCAGATCATGCAGATCCTGGGGTTTGATCCCAATCGCGTGGTCATGAACACACGTGACTACAATGATAGCATGGTGGATGAGTACGAAAAGATTGAAGATCAAAACAAAGATCTACTCAAGGATACTGACTACCCTGCCAACTCTTCCGAGCAAAATGCTCTCAAGAAAGACCACGGAGCCGAAGCACACGATCATGTGGTCTTGAAGAATCAGTATCGTTCAGATTTCACAGTGGCCGGGGGCAAAACTCCTGCTGCCAAAACTACCAATGATCTGCCTCAAGGCACTACCAGTCCCTTCAGCAGGGTCAAACGTCCGCCCAAACCGGCTACCAGCGCACAGCCTAGAGGATAACACAATGACTTTCTTTTACGACTTAAACAAGCGATTGGCCGACCTAGAAAACGCCAAATCTAAAAAACAGATCACTGAAGGTATCAAGGGAGAAATTGCAGGAGGAGTTGGTGGCGCATTGGCTGGTGCTGCTATGGGCGGACCTGTTGGTGCCACCGTGGGTGGTGCGATAGGTGCGCCTCTGGGGCGCAAGCTGGGCGGCCCAGACGAGACGACCGAAGATACCATGGTCAATGAAATTGCACCCCTGGCCTTGGCAGCTGGCGCTCGTGCGTTGATTCCGTTGTTGTCAAGGATAGGTCCGGCCCTGAGTCGCGCAGGTCGTGCTGCTGCACCTGTTGCGAGACAGGGAGCGGGAGTAGCTGCAAAGGGCGCCGGGCAAGTGGCCAGGCAGGGAGCAGAGATTGCAGCCAAGAATGCATTGCCAATTGGTGCAGGTGTTGGTGTATACAGTGCCTTGACCGATCTAGCCAGCTCGGTGTCTGGAGGCGTGGGAGAAGTCTACAACGATGTCAGGGGAGCCTCAGCTGCACTGGCAGATAAAATAGGCGATACTGTTGATAGCAACACTCTTATGGCCCTGGCAGGAATGGCAGTCAAATATGCTTTACCAATTGGTATCGTTGTTGCATTGCTGTATGGTGGCAAAAAGATTATTGATAAAATTTTAAGCGAGGATGCTATGTACGAAAATCGCAACATGCGAACTATGTTAGATCAACTGGATTCTATCAGTGAGGGCCGGATCGGCGCGGCGAAAGCGGCCAAACCTGATTACATCGACCTAGACCGGGACGGCAACAAGACCGAACCCATGAAACAGGCTGCCCGCCAGGCCAAAAAACATCATTCAGCCAACGAAGGCAACATGGAAGAAGCACTTCGTGTACAAACTGTTGGAAATCGAGGATATCGTCCGCCGGCAAATCAAGGGGAACGTGATGAGCTTGCTGCCACAGTGAGGAAAAATAGAGCGGATCAACGGCAATCTGCTACAGCTTCAAAATATGACAAATTTGGTTCTCAATCGGCAAAACCCACTCGCGGTGGCGGTGGTGTTGTGCCTACAAGAACAGATTCATTGCCGGGCGGCGTTGAACAGCAACCATCTCATAGACAAATGGACCCAAATTTTGATAACAAAGTTACTAGAGTTGGAGCCGGTAAAAATCTAGCCAAGAAAGAAATGGAAGAAGGCAAGATCGATGACCTGCGCGATCGCCGAGAAGCCGAACGTCGTGAGCGCGGCGAAGAAGAACAGAAGGCATCAACTCGCTTTGTGGCAGGTCGTGCCTATGGCGGCGCACGCCAAGAAACTGACGACGAGGATGATGAGGACTCACCCCGCAGCAAGACCAAGTCAGCCACAGACGCACCGCGCAAGCGTGGTCGACCCAAAGGCACTGGTCGTAGCATTGGCGCCAAGGGCCCCGGCTTCACGAGCAAACTGTTGAAAAAAGGTGCCATTGCTGAAACTGACATCGATCCTGTAGATCAAGGTGAATACGATCAAGAAGGCGACATGGCGCACGATCAGCTGAGCACTGCCAAAGAGGCTGCGGCTGAACTTCGTAGTATTCTTGATGCTGACGAGAACTTGCCTGAGTGGGTACAGAAAAAGATCACCATGGCCGTGGACTATCTTGACACTGCCCGTGACTACATGAAGGCACAGAAAGACAGCGTAGAGCCAGTGGCTGAAAAAGCAGTCAGCAAGTCTCAGCGTGCAGCAGCAGGTATTGCATACGCAGCCAAAAAAGGTGATCTGCCCAAGTCAGAACTGCGCGGTGCATCACGAGAGATGGCCAAGATGAGCAAGGGTGAATTGCACAAGTTCGCAACCACCAAGGAAAAAGGCCTGCCCAAGAAAAAGAAAGGTGCCGAGGACGTGGAAGAAACTACCACGTCAGGTTCGGTCGCTACTGCGCCGGCTGCGGCACCCAAGAAGGGTGGCATGCAGTTTGGTAGAGGTATCTACGACAGCCTGAACCGTGAACTGGAACAGATGATCTCAGAAAGCATGAGCGTGAACATCAACAGCAGCACCGAAGGTGGCGATTCAGTCACTGTGACTGCCACAGATGAAGATGCTGGACGTCTCAAGGAACTGCTACGCAATGCCGGTATTGGTGGCGACAGCCAGGGTAGCGACTGTGGTTGCGGAACTACACCTTGCATGCACTCCAAAATGGTAGATGAAAATCAACCTGACTGGCCTACCAATACTGCACAGTCAGATGATGCGCTGCAATACTCGGGTGGACTCAACAAGCCCAAGACTGATGTGGCCGGTGCAGGACAGACCACAGTGCCTGTAACAGCGGTGCGTGTATCCGAAGATGATCAGGACGGGATTCCGTTCCGTGGCAAGATGGTTGATGTAACATCCTTGGAAGTGGACGGAGTTGACACCCGGGACTATCCTGACCTGGTAGATGCATACCTATCCCGAGCCGAGTATACTGATGGTACTCCCTTGTCTGATGACGAGTTGGCTGAATTTGAGCAAGAGAACAGCGACATAGTACATCAAGCAGCACACGATTCTCTGCACGAAACCAGCCACTCTGGCGAAGACAGCGCATACGAAAGTATCCAACGCATGCAGAGCCTGGCCGGCATCCAGGAAGCCAAGCCTGACTTTCTAGACATTGACAAGGACGGCGACAAGACAGAGCCTATGAAAAAAGCAGCCGACGACAAGGACGACGAGAAAGTGGAAGAGAGCATCTTGAACATGCGTCGACTCTGGCAGCAATACAAGGCCTAACTCATGAAACAACTACAAGACTACATGCAAGAAAGCGCAGCCTGGGTCAACAGCCCGGCTGTGGGCGACGACTTTGCCATCAACATCCGTGAGGAATGCCTGGTAGAAAGTCACATCGTAGATGTCACAGAAGACAGTGTGGTCTTGGCAGCTGATGAACACATGATGCGGATCTTGGAAAGCTACGGCATGCTGGAAACAGCAGATCCCTATCGCCGTGAGATCAGCCCGCCCAGTGCCGAAGAGTTTGAGGAAGGCATGGCGGAGGGTAAAAAACAGCAGGAATACAAAGTGTATATTCAAGACACTGATGGTTCTGAACGGCTCGGAAGCACTATTACAGCCAAGAGTCTAGGCCATGCTAGAGAATTAGCCAAACAGCAAGGACTAAAGAATATAACCAGCATTGAATTGAAAAAGCAAGGCATGGCGGAAGGCTTGGATGACCTACGACGCCTACAAGAGTTGGCTGGTATGCCACCAGCAGCCATGCCCGCAGTACAAGAAGGTGCCGCCAAGAACTGGGTCAACGATCTCTACTACGAGTTCCAGGAACGTCACAACATCCCGCGTGATATTGACGACGACATGTTCCTGGCCATGGTGGACAAGTTCCTGCAACGCGAAGGAATTGATTCAGACAAAATTGAAGCCATCAGCGAGCTGTTCCTGGACATGCGCGACCATGAAGAAGACAACGACCATGACTATGCCAATCAACTGGACGCTGAACAGTACGACGACGAACCCATGATGGACGAAGCCAAGTATCAAGGTCGTGAAGTACCCTTGGGCAAACCCATGCAAGGTGATGTCAAAAAGAGCAAGGTCTATGTGCGAGGACCCAAGGGCAATGTGGTCAAGGTTAACTTTGGTGACAAGACCATGAAAATCAAGAAGTCAAATCCCAAGAGAAGAAAAAATTTTCGAGCTCGGCATAATTGTGCAAACCCAGGACCGAGACATAAAGCCCGCTATTGGTCATGCAGGGCCTGGTAATCATGTCAGTGGACAAAATATACTCTAACATACACAATCAACCGCCGAAGGATCTACATCGCACAGTGCCGGTGCAACCTACTCCGCGAACCGCAGCGGTAGATATTCCTGGGGTATTAGATCAAACCAGGCGATTGTATCAACCCTATCGCGGACCCAACAACAAGGATCAAACATAATGGCTGCAAACGTATATTACACCTTGGCCAATGCCACAGTTTATACTGATAAATTGCGAGTCAATTGTGATGGCCCTTTTACCTATCAGGTCTATGCAGTGGCACTTGGCTCGGCCAATGCCGTGGGTAACCTATACAGTCAACCCATTGGTTATCCTGCTGGCAGTTATGATCTTTATTCTGGTGCAGGAAACCATGTTACCATTGAAACCACTGCCAACGTGACGGCTCTTGAATTGGGCACAGCAAGCTCGGCCACTGCTGGTGTAATTGGCGCAGGCAGCTGATACCCAACATGAGAGCCCGTGACTTTATCAAGGAAGACCGTGGCGTATTAGGCGCACGCCGTCAGATGGCCACACGGGGACTCAATGTTTTCAGTGACACTGGTCGTGATGCCGGCGGCACGTCCAATTGGAATTCTGATTACACTCTGAATCGCGTGATGATGGCAGTGGCAGCTACCGATGGTAAGACACCGCCGGAAATGGATCAAACCAGTTGGGTAGGAAAGGGAAAAACTGCACACCCCTATACCCAGGAAGAACAGGACATGCTCAAGTTGGCCTATCGAGCCGCGGGTGCTGAATATCGTGACCTCAATCATGGGGACATGCGCAGCGAGGAAATGAACACAGTGAACAAGACCAGCCCCATAAAACCATTTTCGGGGTATCCTAGATAATGGCCATCCCGCCGCCTTACTCGGATATCACCGGTATCAGTCGCGCGGCCATGAAGGACAACGCACAGGTCACTGTGGTCCAATATGATGGCAATGCCAGACCTGCTGAATTGGTAGTAGAACAAAATGCACTTAATCTTTTTGTGGGCGACAACAACGGTGATCTTGTTCTCTTGGCCAATGCTAATGCAACAAAATTTTATGGTTCATTCTACGACACTACCAATCAAAACAACGACACCGGCAACGTCAACTACATGCAGTTGAACACGACCTCCAGCAATAATCATGTGAGCATTGTCAATAGTGACGAGATCACTGTGGATTTTACCGGTGTTTATGATATCCAATTCAGCACACAATTCATACAAGTGGGCGGTGGCACACACAACATGGAAGTATGGCTGGAAAAAAATGGTGTCACGGTGCCTGACTCCGGTGGTGCTGTGACGTTTACGGGCAACAATACCAAAGTGATTGTTGGTTGGAACTATGTTGAGCCCTTGCAAGCCGGTGACCATGTGAAGTTGGCTTGGTGGAGCAGTTTTGCCGGAATTGACATTGTAGCACTGCCCAGTGAAGGCCCTGGTCCTCTGGTACCCTCGGTCATAGTCACGGTCGTGCAGGTTTAATACAAAACCTGTTGTGTACCTGGTGACCATGTAAATACAGTCACACATGTCTGCCCAATTCATCAGCGATTTGGACGTATGGTCCAAGTGTCCCACTGACTGGCTCTGGATCTACGACAAACTGATTGTGGCCCGCAAGCAGGGCATGGTCGCTGGACCGGCTGGAGTTCCAGTGCCTCGAGATGACACCTACATAGTGCGACCCATAACCAACATCCGAATGATGGGCCGTGGTGCCAGCCTACAACACCTGCGTGTGGCCAATCCTGATGCTGTGCCTGATGGGTTTTTCTGGAGTGAAATTTTGCAAGGCCGTCATGTGAGTGTGGACTACAACTATGGTGTTCAGATTCTGGCCGTGGAAGGCTTCCGAGATGATGCCACTAGACTGGACAGGTTTAGTCGCTGGCAACGTATTTTTGAGTCTTATCCCTTGCCTGAATTTGTGCGTGAGTTGGCAGTGACCACACAATGGCTCAATGTGGAATACATAGGATCCACCGTGATCGAACTGCATCTGCGCTACAACGACGATTTTTGCAATCATGACAGTGATGTGATCTACCCTGTATGGTGTGATGCCGCTGGGCCACAGCCTCCATTCACCACATGGTATGACAGTCCAGCCGGCGACCGACTGGGCTTTTGGATTGAACATAAATACACCCATGCTGATACATGACATCTTGCTTGAAAGCCAAAATCTACTGGCACAGTGGAACAACCATGAACCCAGAGATTTTGTTCGACAACTGACCAAAAAACTAGGTGCCCCCGCCGAGCTCACAGCAGAGCGTGCGGTTTGGTACGATCGGGACGGCTTCAAGCGCATTGAAGTCATGGACGAGTACATCTTGCACTGCTGTCCGGCTCCACACTATGATTTTGTGTACAGCACCATAGATCTGCATGTGCCCAAGAAGTTTGTGAGAGTCCTGGCAGAATCATCAGAAAGCATCCTGTTGGATCTGTTGAAAAATGAAGTGACCGCACGTTGCGCCACTCTCAGTGCCAATGCAGTGACCTTGAACTATGTGTTGGACGTGGTATCGGGCCGCGTGGAAGGTAGCAAGGACGAATACGAACGTCGCATCAAACAACTGTATAAAAATCGATTAGATCCAGATCCCGAATGGTGGCCTGATACAACCAAGGAAGTGAGAAAATAAAAAATTGGTTGAGTTGGGCTAGGCACGGTTTCGTTTCCTGGCAGCATCAGGGTGTGTAAATAACATCATGCTTGCAACACTATTAGCATGATACCCAGGTAGCCACATGAGAGAACACGAAGCCAAGATATACAGCCAAAACGGTGAGGATGGTATCCTTGCCTATATATTGGGACAGATAGGCACCGAATATCGTACTGCTGTGGAATTTGGAGCCGGCAACGGCCTAGAAAACAACACCAGGCTCTTGGCCGATCTTGGTTGGCTTGTGTACTGGTTTGATTTTGAGGAATTGCAATATCGTCCTCACCGTTGTGAGTTTTCTCGACAGATACTGACGGTAGACAACATAGTAAGCCAGTTCCGTGCGCTGGGCGTGCCAACTCAGTTTGATGTGCTCAGTGTGGACGTGGACGGTAATGACTGGCATCTACGTGAAGCGATTGGTGCTGCGTTTCGACCTCGTGTGTGTGTCATGGAATACAACGGCAGTTTTGCTGCCAGTGATGAATATGTCATGCCTCGTAATGACAACTACTGCTGGCAGCCTTGGCAAAAACAGTTTGGTGCCAGCCTGTTGAGTCTCACTCAACAGGCCACACGATTGGGATATGATCTGGTCTATTGTGAGAGCCGCGGAGTCAATGCCTTCTATGTGCGATCAGACATCAACACATTGCCAGTACTGTCAGTGGACGAAGCCTGGCGACCATTGTGGTGGGCGCAACAGGTATGATACCTCGAGTCATACATTTTATCTTTTTTGGCTTTACTGAATTTCAGTACATACATTACCTGGCAGTAAAATCAGCCCTTAAGGTGCATCAGGTTCCGGTGCGCCTCTACTATTCTCAGGCACCAGTCAACAACGATTGGTGGGATGAAATAGCCACGCAAGTGGAACTGGTACATGTAGATCCTCCTCAAGAATTTGTCGGAGTTCCGCTTGACAGTTATCAGTACAAGGCCGATGTGCTGCGTCTGCAAATCTTGCAAGAGCAGGGCGGTGCTTATCTAGACATTGATGTGATCAGCCTCAAGAGTTTTGGTGATCTCTGGAACGAATCCTGTGTATTGGGCGTGGAGAACCGTGATGGTACCAGCATAACCAACGCTGTGATTCTGACCCGCCCTGGACATCCGTTTGTCTCCCAGTGGTTAGAGGAAACTGGACGCAATCTGCAGGATCGTCCCTGGGCCTGGCACGGTGTTTGTCTGCCCCATGAGATTTACAGCAGTCACGATTGGCCAGATGTGCGGCTGGAACCACGTAGCAGTTTCATGCCCTTTGACTTTCAAGAGACCTGGGTTCTTGAGAACAATCGTCAAGATCTAGATCAGTTGCAGAACAGTTACACCATGCACTTATGGGAAACCATCTGGCGTGATTATCTTTCTGCAGCAACTCCTGAAAATCTTGATAAATCTAACAGTAATCTTGCTGAAATATGCAGGCCTTATCGATCAAGGATCATTATGCCAACCAGTAGCGAACGTGGCAAAACATGGATACAGCAGCAGTGTCGACGTATAGCGGACCGTATACAGGTTCGTCATGTGCTGGATATTGGAGCAGGCGCAGGAACTTATTACAACTATTTTGGTGGGTTGTTTCCCGCGGCCAATTGGGACGCTATAGAAGTCTGGACTCCTTATATTGAACGATATCAGCTGACACAAAAATACAACGAGATATTCTCCAGTGATGCACGCGAAGTCGATTATGGCAACTTGCCGAAGTGGTATGACATGGTGTTTGCCGGTGACATCCTAGAACACATGACTCAATCTGAAGCGCAGGATTTGGTCAATTCGGTTCTGACTCACCACCAGTGCATGATCATCAGTATTCCTGTAGTGCGCATGCCCCAGAATGAATTCGAAGGCAACCCTTACGAGCGTCATGTCAAAGATGACTGGAGTGATCAAGAAGTACGAGCCACATTTGGCCGTGACATTGTGTCTGGCCATATTGATGAGGAGATTGGGGTTTATCTGCTCAGTCGAGATGAGCAGTTTCGTGCCGAGTTTGCTCGATTACGCATAGCCATTTACACTATCTGCAAGAATGAAAGTGAGAATGTAGCGGACTGGGCCGCCAGTAACAGTGAAGCCGATTATCGTCTGGTATGTGACACTGGTAGTACAGATGGCACACGAGAAAAACTGGTGCAGTGTGGAGTCAACATGATACCAATATCTGTACTGCCCTGGCGATTTGATGTGGCTCGTGAAACCAGTCTCAATCTCTTGCCCCCGGATATTGATGTCTGCATCTGGCAAGATCTAGATGAGCGTCTCTTACCGGGATGGCGCCAGCAAATTGAGCAGTGTTGGGAAGCTGGTACCACTGTGGCCAATCATAGATATCGCAACAACGGCCGCGCCTGGCAGTGGCATAGCAAGGTACATGCACGCCATGGCTGTACCTGGACTGGTGCAGTACACGAGACTCTACGCTGGGAAGTGCCCGAGCACGCGATCTGGATGCCGGAGTTCTATCTTGACGAATATCAAGATCTTGACAAGAGTCGCAGTAGCTATGTCAATCTCCTGGAGCAAAAGATCAAGGAGGGCGATCGGCACTGGCGAACCTACCAGTTCTACAGCAACGAACTGGCAGCACAAAACCAACTCAGTGAATGTATTGAACAAAGAAAAAAGGCCTACGAAGTCTGCGACGAAGGTGAAATAGTCAAAAGCTATGTGGCGCGTAGCTTGGCACAGGCCTACGAAGCTGCGGCAGATTTGTCGGAAGCCAATCATTGGTATCAGATTTCGACCAATCACAGCAGTGAGCGTGAAACATATCATGCCTGGGCTCTCTATTACTACGCACGACAAGACTGGGAACGTTGCTATTTTCTGGCACAGCAAGGACTGAAAATAACCACACCCAGAGACGGTTTCACCTATGATCCCGCAGCATGGGGACATGCACTCTATGACGCAGCAGCTCAATCAGCCTATCACCTAAAATTTTATGATCAGGCATTGGCCCTGGGCCGTCAAGCTATAGAAAAAAATCCCAATGATGAACGTTTGGAATACAACCTTGCCTACTACGAAGAATCCTGTCCAATTCCGTTGCCTGAAGTCCTAAGCATAGAGACCAGTTCCAACTGCAATCGCACCTGTGGAACTTGTATCCGTAACAGCAATCCTGATCGAGAGAGCATGGCGCCTTGGTTTGAGGATAATCTGTTGCCCATGGACACTATCAAACAGATATTTGATGATGCCCGTAGCATGGGATTCCGCAAGGAGCTATGCTTGAGTTTCTACAACGAGCCTACCATGGATCCGCGCCTGCCGGAAATCGTAGACTTAGCAGCACAGTATCCTTTCCGTGCTATCTTCATGCACAGCAACGGCGATTTTATGACTGAGGAACTGGCACGTCGCTTGGATGGCAAGATGACTTGGATCTTTTTCAGCATCTATGCTGATGAACCTGCTCGCAAACATCGACAGGACCAGATCCGTAGTTGGTTCCATGAGACCGAAGCTCGATTTGGAAACAGCCTGCATGGACTTACACATTATGGTCCAATGAAAAACATCACAGATATCTTGGCTGAAAAACAGGACATGACCTGTAACGAACCGCTGGATCGGTTCATAATCAATCATCGAGGCGAAGTGACACTGTGTTGTGATGACATGGTGGGCAACTACAATCTTGGTCGTGTGCAAGATTCTTGCCTGTATGATTTGTGGTTTGGTGCTCAGCATCAGAAAATCATGCACCAACTACAGCGCCGAAGTGGACGACGTGGACTGAAATTCTGCGAAAACTGCCCACGTCCTCATAATCAAAACTTCACTGTAAAGAATATCCGACTATGAAACCCGCCCGTACCTGTGTCTATACCATAGCCTTGAACGAGATCAAGCATGTGGATCGGTTCATGGAACACTGTCAAGGTGCAGATTTGGTCTTGGTCTGTGATACTGGCAGCACCGACGGTACTGTTGAACGCCTGGAACAACTGGGTGCACAGGTGTACCATATCACGCAACGACCCTGGAGATTTGATGCTCCTCGTAACACCGCTCTAAATCTAGTTCCCGACGATATTGATTTCTGTCTCAGCATTGACCTTGACGAGTACCTACAACCAGGCTGGTCTGAAGCCCTACAGCGAGTCTGGGCCGAGCATGACGGTAACATAGATCGAATTTCCTACGATTATATCTGGAACTGGAGCACCGACACTGTTCCAGGTACTCGATTTTTTGCCGACAAAATGCATCATCGTCGTGGTTACATCTGGCACCACCCTTGCCACGAAACCCTGTACCTTTGGGAAAACCGTGAAGAACGACGAGTGGTAGTACCTGAAATTATATTGCATCACAGGGCCGATCCTACCAAGAGTCGTGGCCAGTACATGGGACTCTTGGCCAAGGCCGTGAAAGAAGATCCCAGCAACGACCGTATGAGTCACTACTATGGTCGCGAACTCATGTTCCAACGCCGTTATCAAGAATCAATCGACGAACTCAAGCGTCATCTTGAGTTGCCCAGCTGTTGGTGGCGCGAGGAAAGATGCGCCAGCATGCGTTTCATCTCTCGTTGTTATTCGTCGCTGGGCAACAATGATGAAGCACAAGTCTGGGCACAAAAAGCTGCACAAGAATGTCCTTGGACTCGAGAACCCTGGTTGGACATGGCACGCACCTATCGCAATGTGAGAGACTGGACCACGGTGTACTATGCCATATCCAAGCTGCTGGAGATCACTGTACGCGGTACCACTTATATCAATGATGCGGATTGTTGGGGGCATGAACCTTACGATCTTGGGGCCATGGCTGCCTGGTATCTAGGCCTGCGCGAAAAGTCCTTGGAACTGGGTGCTCGGGCCCTGGAGTTTCATCCCGATGATGCTCGACTTCAAAACAACCTGTTGTGGTATCAGGGCAAAGTGATGTAAATACTGCATGGTCCGCAATCAATTAGAAACAGCTCTAGTCAAAAGTCCGCATCGACGAGAACACTTCACTGATCAAGAGGTAGAGGAGTTCATAAAGTGTGCGGACCCCGTGACAGGTCCCATGTACTTCATGGACAATTTTTTCATGATACAGCATCCCACACGTGGCCGCATGCTGTATCACCCATATGAATACCAAAAACGTCTGATCAATACCTATCACGGCTATCGCTACAGCATCAGTCTCATGCCCAGACAGAGTGGTAAGTCAACATCAGCTGCAGGTTACCTGCTCTGGTATGCCATGTTTGTGCCTGACAGCACCATCTTGATCGCCGCGCACAAGTATACCGGTGCCCAAGAAATCATGCAACGCATACGCTATGCCTATGAGTTTTGTCCCGATCATATCCGGGCCGGCGCCACCAGTTACAACAAGGGCAGCCTGGAATTTGATAACGGTAGCCGCATAGTGAGCCAGACCACAACAGAGACCACAGGCCGGGGTATGAGTATATCCTTGCTCTATTGTTTAGATGGTGAGACCACCACTGTAAAAATCAGGAATAAAAAAACCTTGATAGAAGAAGATATATCTCTTAAAGAATTATATAAAAGATTATATAATCCTTTAAAAATAATTGTATGACGAATTTGCATTTGTATAAATACGGTATGGCTAATAAACTAGAACAATTTAAAAACCGTAATGGGAAGCGTAATGCTCATCTTTATTGTGCTAATAAAATAGAAGGCATCGACTATATTGTTTGTCCAGTTTCTCAAGAAAGACTTTCGATGATTAAAACTTCGTACGTTGAGCGTGTATTACAAATGACAGTCGAAGAGTATGATCGTTTATATCCAGGGGTCAGAGGAGTTTCTGACTCTAGAAAAAATAACATTAAAAAGGGGTTAAAAAAAATAGATCCGGTAACTGGTCTTTCTAAGTATGAAGTTGGGCAAATAAAAGCCAGGGAGACTCTTAAAGCAGTTGACGAAACAGGAATGTCTGGTTATGCTCAAAAAGGACAAAAAACTCGTGCAACGCACATGAGTCGTATTGACCAGTTAGGCCGTAATGGATATCGCAGGCAAGCAGATTATCGGTTAACTACAGTATTATCTAACGGGCTAACAATTGAACAAAACGCACATATCAAGCAAAAAGAAAAACTTGTTGCAAATAATGTATCTGGATCCGGCGGAGCAAGCAAACTATCTAAGAAAATATTAAAACCAATATTAAAATTCTTAGACGATAATGCCATACATTACTATTTTGATTCGACAGAATACGGAATAAAAGATTCAGACACCGGAAATTATTATTTTTATGATTTAACTATTCCCAAATTAATGATGACAATAGAATATCAATCATCTGCCTGGCATGCAAATCCGACGCTGAGTGAGAACGAATGGAGAGACTGGAAGCCTCCTCGCGGTAAAGGCAAAACAGCCGTGGATGTATTGCGATACGACTATAACAAGGCAAGATCTCTATATAAAAATCGAGGAATGGTTACATATTATGTTTGGCAACGCACACAAGATACAGATATTACGGAGATACTATGTTTGCTGAAAACATTGATTACGAAATCTTGACGCCGTCGGGTTGGAAAGATTTTAAAGGTGTTACTTCGGTTGACAACAAAATTACATATACAATTACTGTTGCGTCTGGAAATGTAGTTTCTGCAACAGCCAATCATTATTTCTTTATTCGCAATCAAAAAATTCAATTGAAAGATTTAGTAATCGGTGATTGCATTGATACTTTAAATGGACAAGAAAAAATCACATCAATAATTGAATCTAGTGCAACTTCAGTATACGACATAATCGAAGTTGATGATGATCAGCATAGATTTATTGTAGGCAATCATTTCATAACAAAAAATTGCGATGAATTTGCGTTCGTGAGACCTACCATAGCCCGTGAGTTTTGGACTTCGATATCACCCACCTTGGCCACAGGTGGTAAGGCCATTATCACTTCAACCCCCAACAGTGACGAGGACCAGTTTGCGTTTCTTTGGAAAGGTGCCAACAAGACCACTGACGAGTATGGTAATACCATAGAACTGGGCATCAACGGATTCAAGGCCTATCGTGCTTACTGGGACGAACATCCCGATCGTGACCAGGCCTGGGGCGAACAACAGCGTGCACAATTGGGCGATGATCGTTTTCGTAGAGAAATTGGCTGCGAATTCATCATCAATGATGAAACACTAATCGCGCCTACCACTCTAATCGATCTCGAAGGTACCGAGCCCATACGCAAGACCGGCGAAGTGCGCTGGTACCGACATCCACACAAGGGCGCTATCTATGTGGTAGCCCTGGATCCCAGTCTAGGCACCGGTGGTGATCCTGCAGCCATCCAGGTGTTTGAAGCCGGAACCACCAAACAGGTGGCCGAATGGCGCAACAATCGCACCACCATTCCCGAGCAGATACGCATCTTGACCGATATCATTAGAGAGATCAACGGCGTGGTCAATGATCCACAGAGCATCTACTACAGCGTGGAAAACAACACCATAGGTGAAGCTGCCTTGATTTCCATATCTGAATATGGCGAAGAGAACATTCCGGGATACTTCCTGTCAGACAATTCGGTCACAGGACAGCGCCGTTTTAGGAAAGGATTTAACACCACTCCCAAATCCAAACTCACAGCCTGTAACAAGCTCAAGGTGATGCTAGAGGGTCGGCGTATGCAGATATGTAGCAAACCCTTGATCAGCGAACTCAAGACTTTTGTGGCACATGGGGTAAGCTATGCAGCCAAACCAGGCGAAACTGACGACTTGGTCATGAGCACCGTGCTTGCTGTGCGCATGTTGATGCTGCTTCAAACCTATCATGCTGAACTAGATCAGCACATGAAGGATCACAGCGATACCATAATTGATCCCATGCCTTTCTTTGCGGTTTTACGCTAAATAGAAAACTATGGCCAAAGAACAAAATATACCGCAAAATCTTTACGATCTCCTGGTTACCCGAGGGTTTGACCCCGAAACTACTGATCAACAGGGCAAACCCAGTCAACCTGCTGAGGCACGAGTCATGAGCTTTGACTGGGTCAGCAGTTCAGGTACCAATTATGGTACCGCGGTAGCTGTGATAACTGATGATCGTGAACTCATGCTTTTCTTTGGTGACAATCTTGGTAAAGGCATGGAGGAACAGGACAAAGACGAGTGGTTCAGATTCCTGCAACAACTTAAACAGTTCTCTACACGACACGATTTCCATACGTTCAGTCCACGCAACATCAATCAACTCAGGCACACCATGGCAGGCATGGCAGCCATCCGAGAGGGACTGTTTGAAAGTTATTACGGTACACGCCAGGTCAGTTACATGGGCAAGCCCACTGAAGCCCGACTCATGATACGACACAGTCGACCTCTAGGCGAAGGCGATGCTCGACATCGGCACGTTGCGGCTTTGTTTATCGAAACTGCGGATCAGGAACGTTTCCGTTTGCCTTTCGTGAGTCTTGCAGGCGGCCGAGCTATGCTGGAACATGTGCGCCAAGGTGGTCGTCCTTATGACATCCGAGGTTCGCATATTGCCAACCTAATACAAGAAGCCAAGCTACTGAGTCGTTTCCGCAGAGCCAGCCAAGGTCGTGTTCTAGAGGGAATCACTCAAGAAGTGGTCAATAGTGCCGATGTATACTATCAAAATCTCCGAGAGAATCTGCGAGCACTGGCTCATGCTCGAGGATATCATGCCTATTTTGAAACCTGGACTGCTGATGAATCGGCTCAGAGTGATGCCCTGGTAGAAGATCTCAAGACCTTGTTTGTGGAGCAATCTCTAGATCAACGAATCGAAGAAGCACTTCCTCTCCTGGCTCGCATACAAGGAACCAACATGAAAGAAGCTGAAATTTTTGAGAGTTGGATCAATGACTTGGCCGAGGGAACTTGGTCTATTCCGGACACGCCCGAAAACAAGAAAAAACTCGAAGAACTCATGAGTCAAGAACTGCCCGTGGGTCCAGATGCCACCAACGCCACTGAACAACTTTATGATCTGTTTGGCGATGATGAACTGTTTGATCGCCTGTCTGCATTGGCCGACCGAGATCCCGATGCCGATGCCCGAGATGTTATCCGAGGTCGCGCTAGCGAATTGGGTATTGACTTGTCTGAACAGCCAGCACAACCCGCACAACCCGCACAACCTGAACAACCTGAACAGATTTTGCCATTGGATTCCACACAACAGCCGGCGCCAGGACAGCAGGATACCAAACAGGTGGCAGAAAATGATTACGATGACGAGTACAACGAGGATGAATCAGACCTTTACAGTGGTGCATATGTCCGCGACAAGGAAGATGGCGACCGTGGCGAGATATTTGTGATGAGGGGTGATCCCGAAGACCGTCGAGTGCGAATTGAGGACCAGGACGGCCGCGGCTGGTATATTGCTCCATACCGGTTGGTAGCAGTGGATGATTCTGACCCTGATATTTCTCGATGGTTTCCGCAGCAAGACAATGACATGTCCGAAGGTGACAATCTGGCCACTTTTGAAGCCCCCAACGAGGACTCAACTGATGCCATGGACCACCGCGGCGCAGTAACAGACAGCTTCATGGAAGATCTGGCAAAAATAAAACGACTGGCTTTGTCAAACTAGACTAAATAACATTGACACTGCAACGCAAGGCGCATATACTGTAACAGTGATGCGCCTTTGTTTTTGTGTCACAGGCAACGTCTAAATCCGTTTAGATAGGCAACAAACATAGGCAACTTTCAAAGGAGAAAACAACTATGGCATCCCTAGCAGAAATCCGAGCAAGACTTCAGGCAGCAGAAACAAAAGGTGGTAACAGTGCCGGTGGCGACAATTCAATCTACGCACACTGGAACATGGAAGAAGGCCAGTCATCTACATTGCGCTTTCTACCCGACGGCAACAGCAAGAACACATTTTTCTGGGCAGAACGCGCCATGATTCGTTTGCCCTTCGCAGGCGTCAAGGGCGAAGCTGAAAGCAAACAGGTCATGGTACAAGTGCCCTGCGTGGAAATGTGGGGCGATGCTTGTCCGATCCTGGCAGAAGTGCGTACCTGGTTCAAGGACAAGAATCTGGAAGACATGGGTCGCAAATACTGGAAGAAACGCAGCTATATCTTCCAGGGCTTTGTACGCAAAGACCCTCTCAACGAAGACAAGACTCCAGAAAATCCCATCCGACGCTTTATCATTGGACCACAGATTTTCCAGATCATCAAGGGCGCCCTGATGGATCCCGAGCTGGAAGAGCTGCCCACTGATATCATGCGCGGTCTGGACTTCACGATCGCCAAGACCATGAAGGGTGGATTCGCTGACTACAACACCAGCAAGTGGAGCCGCAAGGAATCTGCTCTCACAGCCGAGGAGCAAGCGGCCATTGAAAAGCATGGTTTGTTTGATCTCAGCACATTCCTTCCCAAGAAGCCCACTGAAGTGGAATTGCGAGTGATCAAGGAGATGTTCGAAGCCAGTGTAGACGGCAAGCCCTACGACACTGAACGTTGGGGTCAGTATTATCGTCCGGCTGGTGTAGCAGCTCCCGGTAGTTCCGGAAGTGATCAAGACTCTGGAACTATCGAGCCTGCCATGATCAAATCCAAGGCAGCATCCAGTCCCGACGTAGAGGATGCGGTTCTTGATGTCGATGAGCCTGTGATTGCTGCCGAGCCTGTGAAAAAACCCGCCTCGACTGGTGGTCAAAGCGCTCAGGACATCCTGGCCATGATTCGGTCACGGCAGCAGAAGCAGTAATCAAGTATGGTCGGGGGCGGGTTGATTTAGCCCGTCCCCACTTATCATGAAACTAACTCTGACCTGGCAAAATTCAAACGACTCGATAGATTTTGAGGTCGTTTATAATCATCAGCTGATTGAATACTTTGTTCAACAGGCCAATCATTTGCAGACCAATCGATTCAGCGATCACGGTCGTGTGGCATCCTCTGTGGATAGGTTGACAAGCCAATTACACAATTCTCTTTGCACAACGAATTCTGTGATGTACAACCTCTGTGGTGTAAGGTTTGATCAATGCAACGACTTGCTGGAGTATCTCGATCAAAAAAAACTAAACAGCATGCATGCCAACTGGGTGTTGTCGCAGAAACGCGCAGTTTCTATAGATCAACTTCGATTTTGCACAGATCACGCGATCTCACAGCTGGGGTGGAAACTGCATGATCTCTATCCCGATGACATACGTGTCATACCACTGGCCGAGGCCATGATCAAGATAGGATACATCTTCCCTTATGAGGAAGTGAACATGGGTATCCACCGCCTGGAAGGAACTTTCCGCGACGACACAGAATTCAAATCTGATCTAAAATGGCAAGTGATTGATAATCCTTTCCTGGACGAGATGCACAGCAACAACAGCCGAGTCAACTTGGGGTTTTCATATACCTACGTGGGGCGACAGTATTACAACAAGTGGCAGCATTGGGATACCAACCTTGACTGTGAGGATCACTATAACTATGAACAGTTGGAGTTTGCTTTCCAGCTCAATCTGGATCGGCCTCAGACCATAGAATTCAGCAAAGAATTTTTGCAGTGGTGTGAGGACAAGCAGATCAGGCCAGTGACCACTCAATTGCCCATTGCCAATATCGTAGATCTTGAAGCAAATCTCAAGTATTATAGAACCATGCTATACAATAATTCTAAAGCAGGTAACGCAGTGCAACTTCTAATTCAGTAGAGGAAAAATTATGGCCAAACCTTTTGATGTTTCTCGGTTTAGAAAAGAAATTACCAAATCAATCGATGGACTAAGCATCGGTTTCAACGATCCCACAGACTGGATCTCAACTGGCAACTACACCCTGAACTACTTGATCTCAGGCGACTTCCATCGTGGAGTGCCCCTGGGCAAGGTCACTGTGTTTGCCGGTGAGTCGGGTGCGGGCAAGAGCTACTTTTGTTCAGGCAACATCATCAAAAACGCCCAGGAACAGGGCATCTTTGTTGTGCTGGTTGATTCTGAGAACGCCCTGGACGAAGCCTGGTTGACTGCACTGGGTGTGGACACCAGCGAAAACAAGCTGCTCAAGCTCAGCATGGCCATGATCGACGATGTGGCCAAGACCATTTCTACCTTTATGTCCGACTACAAGACCTTGGCCGACGGCGAGCGCCCCAAGGTCTTGTTCGTGATCGACAGCTTGGGCATGTTGCTCACACCCACTGATATCAACCAGTTTGAAGCCGGGGACATGAAAGGTGACCTGGGCCGCAAACCCAAGGCCCTCACTGCCCTAGTGCGCAATTGTGTAAACATGTTTGGCAGCTACAACGTGGGCATGGTCTGTACCAATCATACCTATGCCAGCCAGGACATGTTTGATCCCGACGACAAAATTTCAGGCGGTCAAGGCTTCATCTATGCATCCAGTATTGTGGTAGCCATGAAAAAACTCAAACTCAAAGAAGATGAAAATGGTAACAAGATCTCTGATGTCATGGGTATCCGCGCTGCCTGTAAGGTCATGAAAACACGCTATGCCAAGCCTTTTGAAAGCGTACAGGTCAAGATTCCCTATGAGACTGGTATGAACCCCTACTCGGGCCTAGTGGACATGGCAGAGAAGAAGGGCCTACTGAAAAAGGACGGCAACCGACTGCTGTTTACGGGCAGCGACGGATCACAGATCAAACAGTTCCGCAGAGCCTGGGAAGCCAACGAAGAAGGTTGCCTGGACCGCCTCATGGCCGACTTCCAAAATATCAAGTCTGAGGTAAGTACGGATACTCAGTTTGAAGAGGAAAATGAATGACCGAACACACAGTTGCTGACATCTGGCGAGAGATCAAACGCTACGTCAATCCCACAGACAGAGCTGACGCTGCCGAGACAGTGGTGGCAGTCATGATCGATCATGATTCAGATCCTGATATTATGTTATCAGCCTTTGCCGGTGATGCAGATCTAAAACGAGCCTTGCAAGGTTACCTTGATAACGATCGCGGGGATGACGACGATGAAGAATATGTTGAAGAGGACGATTCTGATTCAGACTGGAACTGACCATGTGGTATAGCCGTGTGGTAGCTGATCTGGGCGCAATTCCCGACTTCATCTCCCACTACGAAGTCGAACTAGAACATGCCAAGACCGAATGTCGTATCTCGGGGCATGTAGAGACCAATATCAAGGAACTGCCGGGGGTGACCGAGCGGCGCTTCAATCAGCTACAAGAGATTGAAGCGGTGCTCAATTATCTCAATATCCAGCTGAGAAAGATACGCCGCCGACACTTCAAGAAGTATCTGGAAGGATATGCACGCATGCTCAGCAGTAGGGATGCTGAGAAGTATGTGGATGGAGAGGATGAGGTAGTGGATCACGAAACCATTATAAATGAAGTGGCTTTGTTGCGAAATCGCTGGTTGGGTATCATGAAAGCACTGGAAAGCAAAAACTTCATGATGGGGCATCTCATACGCCTCAAAGTGGCTGGCATGGAAGATTACAATCTCTAACAGATACAGCATACATACTTCTGAGGAGATGTTATGAAACGCACAGCTTTTGTTACAGGCATGACCGGGCAAGATGCACCTTATCTTGCTCGGTTTCTCTTGGAAAAAGATTATCGTGTTTATGGTCTGGTCAAACGTTACAGCAACCCCAATCTAGGCAATCTAGAATGGTTGGGGATTGAACATGATGTAGAACTGATCACCGGAGACATAACCGATGATGGCTGCATGAATCATCTCATGCGCAGTCTTCGTCCGAACGAAGTATATAACCTGGCCGCGCAGAGCTTCGTGGGCATCAGCTGGGATCTCAACAAGCTCACTACCGAAGTGAACTGCATGGGCCCACTCAACATACTCAATGCCATACGCCAGCACTCGGCTGAGTCGCGCTTCTATCAGGCATCCACTTCCGAGATGTTTGGCAACAGCACCGGTGGACAACAGAATGAATTGACCCCGTTTCATCCGCGTAGCCCATACGGTGTAAGCAAACTCTACAGCCACTGGATGACTCGCAACTTCCGTGAGAGCTATGGACTCTATGCCTGCTCGGGCATCTTGTTCAATCACGAAAGTCCCTTGCGCGGTCGAGAATTTGTCACTCGCAAGATCACCGATGCAGTGGCTCGTATCAAACTGGGCCTGGCCAACGGCCTCAGTCTGGGCAATCTTGAATCTAGCCGAGACTGGGGATTTGCCGGTGACTTTGTAGAAGCCATGTGGATGATGCTGCAACAACCTCAGGCCGACGACTTCGTGATAGCCACAGGCACACAGCACAGCATCCGCGAACTGCTAGATGTGGCGTTCCGACACGTGGGCTTACCGCACTGGAGTCAGTATGTGACATCAGATCCCAGATTCAAGCGCCCAGCAGAACTGCACAGTCTTTGTGGTGACTACAGCCGTGCTCGAACTGTACTGGGCTGGGAACCTCGCGTGACATTTGAACAGATGATTTGCGACATGGTAGATGCTGATCTAGATCGACTCAAATGATCTAATCAACCTTTGCAGGGGGTAGCCCGTGGCAATTTCAGAGCAAGTCCACTCGGTGTGACATAGGTCTATCAACCACTGAGATCGGTCAGGTCTTGCTGGGGTTTCTATCTGGGCAAGATCTAGATTGGCCACGGGTGCTGCTAGACTGCTGCTGCCTACGAACGCAGGAACTCCCTGTAACACAGCCTGTACACCTGGCCCTGAATTCCAGTTGATCACAGCCCAGGCGTTGAGAAGAATCTGATCAAAGTCAAATCCGTCATAGGTATTGGCTACAGGATGACACACGCTTTCAGCCACATCGCGTGGTAGCTTGACCCGTTGTCGAGGATGACACCTCACAACAATGGGTCTAGTGCTGTGTTCGCGCACACGGTGTATGGTTTGATCCAACCACTGATGCACAGGCGGTTGATTGTGCCACTGATAGCTGTCTGATCTCTGCAAACAAATCACAATGTCACGCCCTTGGTGTCTCCAGTCCGCTGTCTCTATGCCCAGTTGTCTAGATCGGTTGGGATCAATACCTTGTCCCCAGATTGCATCAGTACCGGTGCCGTTGATGCCCAGTTTCCAGGTACGCCCTCGATCAAGTGCTCCCACTTCGGCCACTATGACCGGTCGTCTACTTTGACGAAATCGAGACCACACATCAAGATTGGCTCGCATTCTCCCGGCCCAGAGCACACTCCAAATCACAGCTACATCGGCATCAAGATCTTGGCTGGCATGGGCCATCCCCAGCTGATCTAGTCCCTGTCTAATGGCCTGCCAGACTGGGCCACTGTTTCCGGCTGCTTGTTTATCAAATAGACCAAAACGCATAAAGTAAATATAGTTATGAGTTCAATCGACGTAGTAACCACTTTTCATGGCGCCGGGTATACCAAGTACGCCAGTCGCATGATAGACACTTTTCTCAAAAACTGGCCACAGACCATACAGCTACATGTGTATGCAGAAGATTGCACAGTGACTCAACAGGCTCCCAATTTGCATGTGCATGACCTACACGGTGAAATTCCGGCCCTGGTACAGTTCAAACAGCGATGGGGATCAGATCCTCGTGCCCGCGGACTAGTGGCCACTGAACCTGTGGATCGTAAAGGCAAGGCACCAGGGCTGGGATTTCGTTGGGACGCCATACGATTCAGTCACAAAGTTTATGCAGTATGCTATCATGCTCAAAACACCATGGCAGATCGCCAGTACTGGATGGATGCTGACATGGTGTGTCACAGTGCTATCACTCAGGAGTTTGTGGAGCAACAGATACCCAGTGACACCGGGGTGGCTTTTCTAGGGCGTGAGCACAAGTTTACTGAGTGCGGACTTTATGCTCTAAATTTACGAGATACAATCACTCGGCAGTTTGTGCGAGAGTTTCAAGCAGCCTACGATCAAGGTACCATATTTGACATGGCCGAATGGAATGATTGTTGGGTGTTTGATCAAGTACGAAGCCAAATTCACGCTCGTTGTCCCACGTGGCGTCAATGGAACTGGAGTGCAGGCATTGTAAAAGGCGAGGGGCATCCCTTGATCAACACAGCCTGGGGCAATTATCTAGATCATCTCAAAGGTGCTCGCAAGGACCTGGGTCGGAGCAAAGCTCGAGATCTTGTGGTTGCTACACAACATCAATACTGGAACATGACATGAAAAAGAAAAATTACATTTTTGTAGAAACCCTGGGTCCTTTGATACACCAGTATCGTCCACGTGTGATTGCGGAAACCGGCACACACAGCGGTCGTAGCGGCTACTACATGGTGAACGAAGCATTACAGTACCACTCAGATGTGGAATATCATGGCTTTGATCTGTTTGACATGGCCAACGAAAGCACTCACCAGGCCGAGATCAACGGCAAGGGCGTGGGCAACTATGACAAGGCTCAACGCAAGTTTCGGCGAGTGGCTCGAGAAAATCCTCAGTTTCGATGGAACCTCACACGTGGGTTTACCACTGACAGCTTTTTGACTCCCATACGGGCTGATCTGGCCTATATTGATGGTGGACACAGCACAGAAACTGTGTTACATGATTTTAGCATGGTTCGTGACAGTGGCATTGTGGTTTTTGATGATTATGACATGCTCAGTGTGCAAGAGGCTCTAGAAAAGGCTGGTATTAGTCAAGAAATCACTGTGCATCGTGGAGCCAAACGCTGGCAGGCCATCTGGATCAATCAATGAGCACAGCAGCAGTTACCACCATGAATCGTGACTACTATGACCTTATTGGTCATCGTATGTTGGAAACCTATGTGCGGTATTGGCCACGAGATTGTGTGCTCTATGTGTATACCGAGGGATTTGATCTTCCAATCCAAGCACCGAACATACGCAGCATTGATCTCTATGAAGCTGTGGGCGATCGATTGCAAGCCTATCTAGACTGGCGTGGGCAACACTACACACGCAAATTTGCCTACAAGGCCTATGCCTGGATACGGGCCATGGAAACTCTAGATCATGACTGGTTGTTCTATCTAGACGCCGACACTGAAACCAAGCAACCAGTGACTCACGACTTCTTGGCCAGTATCACTCCCAGTGATGCTGTATTGACCTACATGTATGCCCGTGCCACACGCTTGACCGACCAGGGCCAGGAAATAGTGTTGGACAACGCCGAGACTTGCATTTATGCCTGGCAACGACAACACCCGTTTGCAGATCGTTTCCGTGAGAGATATATCGAAATCTACGAAACACGCGAGATTGGAGACAGCTCGAGATACATCAAATGCCATGACACATGGGTCATGGCCGAATGCGTGAGATACGCCCAACAGCATGGTGCTCGCGTTAACAATCTACACCTAGATCGAAATCGTCGTACACCTATCAAGGCCACGGTATTGTGGCCATACTTCTATCACCACAAGGGACAAAAGACCAAACTACAGGTGGCCAGTGAGTTATAAACTGCCTTACGAAGACAGGTACTACAGCCAACACGGCGAGGATGGTATCATTCAAGCCATGACAACGGCAATCCAGGTACCCAATCGCTATTTTCTAGAGATAGGCTGGGGCGATGGCACTCAGAACATGACTCGCAATCTAATTGAACAGGGCTGGCAAGGGGTGGCCGTAGATGGCGGGCATCAATCTCGGATAAGCCTACCCAGTGGGGTAGAATTCCGCTCCTTGTTTATCACTCCAGACAGTCTAGACCAGGCTCTAGCAGGTGTGCCACAGGATCTAGATTTCTTCAGCCTAGATATTGACAGTTTTGATTTTGAAGTGGTTGCTTGGATCATGGCACGGGGATATCGACCACGTACTGTGTGCCTGGAGTTCAACCATAGATTTGGCGACACAGCAGTGGCCAGTTTTCCCTGGACACAACAACGCGGCAAGGGAATCTACAACAAACAACATTTTCACGGTGTGAGTTTGGCCAAATATCGAGAGTTTTGGCAAGCACAGGGTTATACCTATTTTGGATTTGATTCCAGCTGTGTGAATGTGTTTTTTTATGATGCCCGCAGTGTGCAATCTCTGGCACATCTGCCGGTACTGGGCAACGAACACCTGCCAAACATTCAAGATCAGGTACGACCTGTAGTGGAGCAACATGCCTACTGGAGCACTCGTTTGGACAACATTTACCAGACTTTATAGATATTGTCGCATGTGACGCCAGCAGTGCCCTTGTTGTAGATCTCGATGGCTCCAATGGAATTGGCTGATACGCTCCACCCAAAGCTGTCTTTCAAACAATCTAGGCGACTCAATTTGAGTGAGATCGTGGTTGGTCACGTCTTTTGCTTGGCTGTGTACAGGATCAGTGACAAATGTGGGTATACCTTCGATCACTGCTGCCACAGCAGGGCTTGAATTGTGATTGACCATGGCCCAGCAATCTCTCAAGTCATCTGTGAGATCTCGATGTGTGCTCACAGAAATTCCAACAAGACCGGCCCTCCGGCAGAGGCCAAGCACGGCCCTGACATATTCAGGTGCTCTCTTGTCTCCCGGATGTGGTCTCAGCACGATGGGTCTCTTGGTCGACTGTCTCAGTACCTGTATGGTATTGAAAGCCCAATCGGGCACTCGGTAATTGTTCATGCTCCAACCACCATCTCGCTGCAAACACAATAGCACATGATGCCCACGAGTGCGCCAGGGCTTCAAGTCCACTGCCATATCGCCCTGTATCTGTTTCCAGCGCAGAGAATTGGATTGATTGTCGCAGTATTCTCCCAGACCTGGAAACACATGGTCGTAGCTGAAGCGCAGATAATAATGAGGATTAGTGGTATCTCGGTAAAGGAAAAGATTGCTGTCTGCAATTACGACTCGGCAGCCGGTTTCTTTTTGCTTGCGCACTATCTCATCTCGCAGCAACAGATGTGATGTTTTTTTGTTGCCTAGATGTGCCCAACCCAGTATCACAGCAACATCACACGGTTGCCACTGCATGTGCTGGCTTACCATGCCTGAATCTCCGGCGGCAATCACACCCTCAATAAACCGTGGTATGGTAGCGTACTTGTCTGGATCTTTGCTGGGTCTGGCTACCAAACTCTGGGGCAAGGTAGCTAGAAAACCTATCACTGTTGGCATTGATGTTGTATCCTGTCCCAGAAACGACTCCACACTTGTCCTGATCGTATTTGCTGTTCATTGAATTGATTGTTGGCCAGCATCTGTATCCACTGCTCTACTTCGCTGCGGGTTGCCAACTTGGGATCAATAACATCTTCAACAAAGTGACTGCTCACAGGAAAAGCCATGCTGGCTTCGTCCATGGCAATAGTGGGAATACCTCGAACTATAGCATCAATTGCACTACCGCTGCTGTAGGTTACACAGACTCCACAATCGGATAGAGCGGCGTTGAGAGTCTGATCCAGCCCTGACGACCATGTAACATTGCTGTGGTTTTCTATCAATATAGGTGCAAGATCTCGTAGAAACTCTTGCCGCCCCTTGGCACTGAGTGCAGGATGCAGTCTTACCCGAATGGCACGATCAGTCAGTTGCCGAATACGGCTAATGCAGTACAGAGTCCATTGTGCCATGTCCATGGCACGCACACTGGCATCTCCAGGTAACTGAGTCATCAATAATATATTACCTTGACTGGGATCACGCCACCCCGGCCACGATGTTAGGCCCAAATACTTCAATACTGAGTTGCAGTGATGATGGTCTATCTCTAAATCAAAAGCATCCTGGCCGTTTAGAAATCCGTTCAACCCCACTCGGTACCATGCGTGTTCTCCGTCAGATCGGATCACACGTCCTAAAAACGGTGTTTCTACGTACACAATCTGTTGAGCAGCCTTTTGAATATTTTGTCGGCACACATGGTACTCAGTTTCTCGTGGCTTGACCGATCCGAATTGTATAGCCACATCACACTTGGGTACATCAATGTCATAGTGAAGGCTGAGATCAATTGAATGTTTCTTGTACAATTCTTTGTCGGTGGGATTTCCTAGCAGCTGATTAAAATAGATTCTCGCACCTTCGTGCATGCCTCGCAAGATCATGGATTCATGTACATTGCTAGCACTATAAAGACAAGTAAGTATTTTCATTGATCTTGTAACAACATGTTGTATGCTGTTCCGTTTTGTAATTCACGCACATGAAACTGACCATAGCTGAGATGACACAGCCATGCGTGTATGAGATCTGAATCAGGCCAAAAAGGATTGTCTATTTGATTTAGGTCTCGATTGGCCACAGGTTGGGCAGCATGAGTTGGTGCTAGTACAAAGGCTGGTACTCCTGTCAAGATAGATTCAATAGCCGCAGCACTGTTAAACGTGACCAAGGCATGTACGTCTTGGGTCAACACACGACTCAGGGGATCTTGAATCATACGCCGCTGTCTACTGCGCACTCGCTCACGAACTATTACAGGTCGATCAGTCTTGGACTTTATGGCCGCTATGGTTTCGGACAACCACTGCTCTCGATTGATACCATAGAACTTGCAAGGTTTGTCGTCAGGTGCTGCCAACACAATACGACTGCCTTGTCGTTGTTTGGGAATTGAAATTCCAAAGTGTTGTATTCTATCTGCCGGTCTTGCACGTATCGCGCTGTGCTGTAGATCATTGGGCACAATACGATGCCATAATTTCCAACCATGTGGATTTTGACTGCTCACTGTATTACCAAAGTAGCCAGTATCCATGTAAAAGAATGTACGACCCCGGGCCTGACATTGTTTCATGATACGGTGCTTGAGTATACCTCGTAGCACAATGGGTTGATCGCTGGCATCAAAATCAAAATTCTCGGTGTTGGTTATTACTGCACCAGCACCTTGGGCCATCATGTTGATGTACTGATCCTGACCATGCTTGCTGAGAAACACCCAAGATGACATGTTATTTTTGTTCGCAGTGCTGCATGAGACTATGTTCGTTAAACCACACTTCGGCCTGTTCAGTGTCACTAAACTCATTGAAACAAGGGGCACCTAGGGTCCAGTGCAACAGTTTAGCGTTGGGGTTGGCACCGTATTCGTCGGGCAACCAGTTCCATTCAGACGGTAACTCGCCTATACGATCATCTGACAACCATTTGAACCGATGCAGATACTCACCTGATGCCTTGCTCACAAATTCTGGCGTGAGCACTCGAGTGGGGAAAGTAGCACAGTTCCACAAGATCACAGAGCTCCAGTTTTTGCGTGGATAGTTTTGATTGGTATTTCCTAGGTATTTTTCTTGGCGTCGGGTCTGGTAATCGTGTTTGACTACCATGACATCTTTGGAATGATCGCGTAGATCCCATAGCTCAGAAATATCAGACTGCACTACCATATCTCCGTCGATGTAGATGGCCCAGCCCAAGAACCGCTCAAGCCAGGGTACCAAGAATCGACTATAGATAAACTGATTGCTGCCGTCTTGATGAGTTTCTTGATAGCCGGGCAAGAGGTTCAAAGCCAAGGGTATGATAGCTACTGGTCTAGTGCTGTGCCGTATGATACTGTTGGCACAGGTGTGGAATACCACGGCTTCACGAGGGTCGTATCCAATGTAGACGGGAATGATTTGGTTCATGCCCAACGCGCCTGTTGATCCCTTTCAATATCTTCTTCTTCGCAGCGGTCTCCGTATTGTATTTCTACAATCTTGAGAGGATCTGATTCTTCATTGACCAGTTGGTGCCATTCATTGGGTGCAATATGTAAGAAATCATGGCGTCGAAAAACTCCATTCAGTTGAACATCGGTACTGGAATCAATAGTGTATACTGTGGCTGTTCCCTCTCCTACTAACCAAAACTCAGCTCGGTCGCGGTGGCGTTGCATGCTGAGACTTGAGCCGGGACTTACGGTGAGTTCTTTGACCTTGCACCCAGGCGCCTCGTGCAGCACGCGATAATATCCCCAGTCCCTGGGAGTCTTGGGCGCTTTCCACTCTTCTAGAATCCAGCTGCTGGAATTGGCCTTGTTCGAACCGCCTACCCCGAATTGAAATTCTAGATTCTCGATACCACAATCCATTTCAGGTATGTTTTGTTGAGTGCGGTCGCCGCCATTGGCAAAAACGATGCGACAGTCTGGATACTGTGCACGCACCTTGCGTATGGCTTCAATACTGTGACCATCTCGGTCATCATAGGTAATGGTCTCATCTACCATGCGTAAATTCTTGACCACATTCAGACGCTCGCTTAGTGGCATAAACGCACGACCTTTTTTGCGGGCCAACCACTCGTCTGAATTGAGTCCTACTACCAAATGATCTCCCAGCTCACTTGCAGCTTGAAAATATGCAATGTGTCCAGAATGTAACGGATCGTACCCGCCAGTGACAAGAACTATAGTTTTCATAGAAATATTTATAGGCTATGTTTCGAGTAAATATGATTTCTTAGATCATGACACAATCCACCTCTCTGACCAAGCAACAGATCCGTGCCGCCAAGGCTCTGCGGCGTAGACAAAAACAACAGATCTCTCTGCCAGGCAGAGATTGTATAGATGTGGGCTGTGTGATACACGGCAATGTCTATGACTGGATCTATGTGGAGCGCCTGCGCAACATGGTCACACGCAATTTCACAGTGCCTGTGACCATGCATGTGTGGACCGAGCATGACCGTTCAGTGCCACCAGACTATGTGAAACACTGTCTAGAAGAATGGCCTGGCATCTCAGGTCCTAAAAAAAGCTGGTGGTACAAGATGCAGATGTTCAACCCCGAACATTTTGCTGGCGATCTCTTGTATCTAGATCTAGATGTGGTAATCTGCAACAGCCTGGACTGGGTATTAGAGCATGTTACTCAACGATTCTGGGCCCTGAGAGACTTCCGATACCTACAACGCAGCAGTTTCAATCGTATGAACAGCAGCATGATGTGGTGGAACACTGGATTGCATGCCCCAGTCTGGGATCGGTTCATGCGCGTCACTCCGGCCTTGGCGCAACAGCGATATCACGGCGACCAAGACTTTCTGCAAGACGCACTGGATCCTGACCTCAAGAGGTTTTTCCCCGACCACCATGCTCAAAGCTGGCGATGGTCAGCCAGAGACGGTGGCATGGACTTTTGCTCTCGACAGTATCGTTCACCTGGCACAGGCACCCAAATACAGCCCGGGGTCAGTGTCTTGGTGTTCCACGGCCAGCCCAAACCACACGAGATCACTGACCCCCTGGTACAGACCCTGTGGCGTTAGCCGGTTGACAGCAATCTAGTTTTTTGTTACACTCGCTTTACAGTAAACTGCTGGAGCAATCCAGCAGATATAACTTCTACCTTGAAAGGACCTCAGTATGAAATCCAATCTGCTTGCACTAGGGCACACTCTGCTGTTTTTTGGTTACGTTGGGTGTTTTGTAGCGGCCGTGCACTTTTTAGGACAAGTCACAGACATTGATCCTGTGTATATTTTTGCCGGATGTATGGCATTGGTAATTGGGGTAGTCATGTTCCAGATCCAAAAGACGCGCCTTGAGTTCCAGAAAGAACCAGGCAACAAATAACTCTGCAAAATCAATGACTTAGCAGGACACGTAAGTCATTGATTTTGCTGGAAATTTTTCCAGCAAGCTTGGTTGACCAGAAACTATATTTCAGGCATAATAGCTGCATACTAACAAGCAGGAGCAGACATGCAAGCAGTCAAGCCCGTGGTTGCCAAGATTGTGGTAAATCCCCGTCTCAAGATGCTGCGCGTGAAGTTCTCGTACGACATGCACAACACCCTGGCACTCAGCAACACTGCCCTGACCTCTAGCGATATCTGCGACATCAAGCACGAACATGCTTCTGAGCTGGTCGAGCGGGTTATCCGCAAACATGCAGCGGAACTCAGAGCCAATTTTGTGCTCGTGCAGGGCTGCCCAGCTGCACGGCATCTCACTGTGCCCGTGCAGATCACGGTTGACCAGTAATTCCTGTTCTAGTACAATAGACACATAAACTAAAAACACAGGAGCTAGCAAATGACCCAAGTTGTGATCAAGAACGGCAGCTATCGCAAACAGCCTGTGCAGAACGTGTCCTTTACCCTGGTCAAGGACTTCACGACGGGCAAGAAAGGCAATTTCGTGACGGTAAAAAACGAAGGGCAATTCCCGGGCTTTGCGGACGAGATCCGCGTGGTAGTTGACAGCATCGAAGACATCCAGGTGATCGGCAACGGTGAGAGCCGTCCCACTGTGAGTGCCGCAGTGCCGGCAACGATCGAAACTGACGAAGAGGCCATGAGCCGGATTCGTGAGCGGTTCGAGATCCTGACGGACATGACCAAGGCCTGCGTGAGCGGCGACATCCGCGCCATGATCGTGTCGGGCCCGCCCGGTGTGGGCAAGAGCTTTGGTGTCGAGCAAGAGGTCGAGAAGGCCACGCTGTTCGACAAGATCTCGGGCACGCGTCTGCGTGCCGAAGTGGTCAAGGGGTCAGCTACCCCGATTGGTCTGTACCAGACCCTGTACAAATACTCGGACTCCAACTGCCTGATCGTGTTCGACGACTGCGACTCGATTCTCATGGACGACGTTGCACTGAACCTGCTCAAGGGTGCCTTGGACTCGGGCAAGAAGCGTCGTATTTCTTGGCTGAGTGAGAGCCGGGTGCTGCGCAACGAGGGCATTCCGGAGGCGTTTGAGTTTCGTGGCTCGGTGATCTTTATCACGAACCTCAAGTTTGACCGGATGAAGAGCCAGAAGCTCAAGGATCACCTGGACGCACTGCAATCACGTTGTCACTATCTGGACCTCACGCTGGACACCATGCGCGACAAGATCCTGCGTATCCGGCAGATCGCGTCGGATGGTGTTCTGTTTGCGGACTACGACTTCAGCACCGAGACCCAGGAATCGATCATTGAGTTCATGAACACCAACCAGACACGTCTGCGTGAGATGAGCCTGCGCATGGCGATCAAGATTGCGGATCTGGTCAAGAGCTTCCCCAACAGCTGGCAGCGCATGGCAGAAACTACATGTATGCGTAGCGGGGACTAAGTTGACACCGGATCGCCGAGTCTAGCTCCTAGGCGATCTGGATTTTTAGAGGCACCTTGGGGTGCCTCTTTTTTTGGCCGTTTGCAGTGGCATATATACTTGATGGATCTGGTACTTGAGCTAGGTAAAGATCGCGATCTAGAATTGCGTTTCCGGGTACTGTCAACTCCGGTGGCCCAACTATGGCTTGATCGCATGCGTCTGCGGCACTCCTGGCCCTTGGATGACCCTCAGCGGTTTTATGGGTTTGGTAGCCGAGAGAGTCAACGGGAGTCTGCTTTACATGAGCTAAGACTCTGTGTTGACACAATCAACTCGTATCAGCACATAATTGAGCGCCCAGTCCTTGATCAGTTTGATCAGGACCTGCTTAACTACCTGCATTGGATATTTGAAACCTACCACGGACAACTGAACAGTCAGAATACTGCGTGGTGGAATCTTGCAACTCCCCAAGTACAGCAGGCACTAGCACGACTCAACGTGCTGGTGCATCGTTGTGAAAGTCTAGCTTTGTCTCGTCCTCGGATGGTATGCACTTGGTGGGGCATGCCCAAGACCGAAACTCTAGATCCCGAACTATGCCAGCGTTGGGGAGAAGTAGGGCGACAGTTTGGATCAGTCTATCTCAATTACTGCGAGATTGGTAAAACACTTTGGGAACTGGCCAAGGACCAAGACCAGTATGCTGGGCAAGACATGTTTCTACCATTTTCCCACTACAGTGCAGATTTTGTAATCAGTTTCTATAATGATACACCTGAATATCTACAGCACCAACAGGAAAAGATAGAGGAGTATTGGCATAGTCGACAAGCTTTTTTTCAATCTTGCGGAGTGCTTAGTCCCCGGTGCTGGCAAGCACAACCAATGCAGTACAAAGTGGCTGAATTGATTTCGGATTGCAGCGATAACTCTAGTATAATACAAAGTATTACCGCAAACCAATGGGTTAAAACTGTGACCATACAATGAAAAAAGCCACTATAGTAATTCGTGACGAAGTCAACTGCAAGATTGAAGGACTCGACCTTGATGCTCGTCGAGCTCTGGTAAAGAAGTTCAAGTATCAGGTGCCATATGCCCGCTATCTGCCAGCAGTGCGTCTAGGACGTTGGGATGGATGTGTGAGCTTTTTTCAGTTGGGCGGTAGCAGTTACACCAATCTCTTGCCAGAAATATTGCCTGTGCTAGAGGAATTTGACTACGACATTGATCTTGATGATCAGCGTACCTACAGCTCACGCATTGCCCTAGAACCAGTGCATGAAGGCAGCTTTGCAGATCGGGTATGGCCCCAAGGACATCCCCAGGCCGGCGAGCCCATAATGCTGCGCGACTATCAAGTTGTGGTCATCAACAACTTCTTGACCAATCTACAGAGTCTTCAGGAGATTGCCACCGGCGCGGGCAAGTGCCTAGCAGGGGATACTGAGTTGTGTCTAGAGATTGACGAAAACTCTTCTTTTGGTAAATTTATCATAAATAAATTACAACAGGAGCAGGGTAATGACGTTACAAGAAATAACAACCAAGTTTGCTAAAAAAAGTTGGTTGCGATTATGCACTCTAAACAACATCAACAAATGGAATCTAATCGACTTTGTGGATGCACCAGTTTATGCCAGTCGACATTTCATAAGATCAGGATTAGAAATAGGCACCCGCACCTGTTACAAGTGCGGAACCAAATTGTCTCTTGGAATATGGCGCGGAAATTTCTTGGCTCGACTCATGTGTAAATGTTCTAAAGATGGTACTAACCTGATGAAAGCAAGTAAACTAGAGTGCATGTTTACTGCCAGCCAGACTCAGTTGGCAATGATGTTGGCCAATCAAGAAAAGAGCAAAGGGTTTCCGAACACGATCAACTTTTGGACCAACCAAGGGTTTTCTGAGACTCAGGCTTTAGAAAAAGTCTTGATGGTTCAACGAGAGAGATCGTCTAGATCCCCGGCATCAAAGAAAGGTTCTCGGGGATTCTCCGCTAGATCTCACGAGTATTGGATTAGGCAAGGTCATACACCGGAGGAGGCCGCGAACAAAGTGAGAGAGATCCAAACCACCAATGGGATTGAGTTTTATAAAAGAAAATATGGGGCCGCTGGTGAAGACCTATTCAATCAACGAATCGAGCGATGGCTAAATTCAGATGGTAACAAGAGAATGGTGGCTAATCGCAGCAAAAGATCCCTTGAACTATTTGAAAATCTAGGAGTTGGCTATTATGGCCCCAATGAAAAAACCGTTCGAGGAAAGAAAAAAGTACACCGTGTTGACTTTTTATATGGTAAAAAGATCATAGAATACTATGGCGACTACTGGCACGGAAACCCAAAATTTTATGCTGGATCACACCAGGTGAGGAAAAAGACAGTGGCCGACATCTGGGATCATGATGCCAAAAAAGTCAAAGATTTGCAAGACAACGGGTATCAAGTGTTGGTGATCTGGGAACACGAATATACTCTGGATCCCGAAAACACTGTGAAACAATGCAAGGATTTTATCAAATGAAAGTAAAATTATCGATTGGTAAACTTGCAGCATACGTTGAAGAATTTAAATCAACTGATCTGTCAGACAATGTTGAATTAGATATTGGCGAGCTAGCAATCTCCGTCCCAACACCAAACAAGGAAGCAAAGGTAAGTCATCTTATAAAAAAGTTTGATTTACCAATGGTTAATCTGACTTTTGACACCGATTATTCCATACGTGTCGCAAAACAACATATCCTCCAACAATACGGCAGGGATATTTTTGCAGGAGATTTATCTGTTGGATCAACAGTTGATCACCTCAATGGTAAAATAACAGTAACAGAGATATCTCACATGGATAATCAAGACTGTTTTGATATAGCCATTGATGCCCCTCACTTGTACGTAGATGCCAATGGGTTGATCCACCACAACACCATCATGACTGCGGCCTTGAGTGATCGTGTGACACCGTATGGGCGAAGCATCGTGATTGTACCCAACAAGAGTCTGGTCACTCAGACCGAACGAGACTATGTGAACATGGGTCTAGATGTGGGCGTGTATTTTGGAGATCGCAAGGAGTGGGGATGCCAACACACCATTTGTACCTGGCAGAGTCTCAATGTGCTGCTCAAGGCCGGCCGCGATGGAGATGCCGATTGCACCATCCAGGAATTCCTGAAAGATGTGGTCTGCGTCATAGTTGATGAATGTTTTGCGGGTGATACTCCGGTGCTGACTCCTGACGGGTATGTACCAATCCGTGATCTGCAGGCCGGTAACCGCGTAATCAATTACTGCGAAAAAACCAAAAAGTTTAAGGAAGATGTGATAGTCAAACAGCATTGTAACTTGACCACGTCGCTGACAGAAAGAATGTATCGGTTAGAATTTGATAATGGTATGCAAGTTGAAGTAACCGGAAACCACAAATTTTTTACTAATCTGGGATGGTGCCGTGCCGACGAACTCACAGATCAGCACGAAATCATAAATACGCTTGACTAAAGCAGAGGTATTTATGAAAATCAGTTATGCGCAATGGATTGAACGTTTGAACAGTCGTCTATTAGAATTTGGACAGGTAACAAGGGTAATAGAGTTTGGTCTTGGGTTTCTTGTCTTATCTACCGGACACAGGTTATCGGGCAATGATTTTACTAAGTTCAAAAAACGTGTTATGAATTCAAGAACTCATCAATGGGTATCTAACATAGATTCATTATTGGCCGGCACTTGTACTGAGAAAGAAATCAAATCATTACTATCAGCAGCTGGGGGGCGAGTGTGCCAGATTAAGCATGGTTCAAAAATTAGAAAAAATCTCAACACCGGCCGATCATGGAACGCAGGCACCCAAGGTCAGGCCATTGGATCTCTTGGCCCTCGACCACAGTCGGTGAAAGATGCGATTGCCAGAAAAAACTCAGGAGCAGGCAATGGAATGTACGGCAAATCTATGTCAGACAAAGACAAAAAGTACCGATCACGGCTCATGCAATCCCGAATACTTGAGGGAACATTCACTCCAAATTCCAATAACAGAAATACACACTGGCAATCTACATTGGATGGAATTAGATATAGATCAAGTTGGGAGACACTGTATCAATATCACGTACCAACAGCGTGTTATGAAAAACTCAGGATTGAATATCAATTTGAAGGAGCCAACAAGGTTTATATTGTAGACTTTGTTGACTATGAAAACAAAACGGTAGCAGAGATAAAGCCCAAGGAATTATGCTGTGGTTCAAAATTTGATGCCAAAATAAAAGCATTGAGGGACTGGTCCCAGCTAAACGGATTTCAACTCAATTTGGTTGATCAGACCTGGTTATGTAATCATCCGGAGCCTTGTGATTATACCAGATTTGATGCTAGCACTGCTCGCAAAATAAGGAAAATATATGAAGCTGGTAAAAAGAACCGAGATTGAAAAACCAATTGAGGTGTTCAATCTGCATGTGGCAGAGGATCACAATTACGTTGTCAATGGTGCAGTAGTATCCAATTGTCACATGGCCAAAGCCGATGCTCTCAAGACTCTGCTCACGGGAGTGATGTCGCAAGTGCCTGTTCGCTGGGGGCTCACTGGTACCATACCCAAGGAAGATTTTGAGTTCCAGGCCATACATGTGAGCCTGGGCCCCGTGATACATCGCCTGGCCGCTGCCGAACTGCAAGATCGGGGAGTTTTGGCTCAGTGTCACGTGAACGTGGTACAGCTGGTAGATCCAGTAGAATTCTCGAACTATCAAAGTGAGCTTAAATACCTCTTGGAAGAATCTGGTAGACTGGACACCATGGCTCAGCTGATACAGCGCGTGAACGAGACCGGCAATACCCTGGTCTTGGTAGATCGTGTGGCTGCGGGACAGGCCTTGGTAGAGCGCCTGGGCGACCGAGCAGTATTCATATCCGGCGCTACCAAGTCTCTAGAAAGGCAGGATCACTATGACCAAGTGGCGGAAGCGACAGACAAGATCATTGTGGCCACCTACGGTGTTGCAGCAGTGGGCATTAACATTCCCCGTATTTTTAATCTTGTGCTGGTGGAGCCTGGCAAGAGCTTTGTGCGTGTTATTCAGAGCATCGGTCGTGGCATTCGCAAAGCTGAAGACAAAGATTATGTGCAGATCTGGGATGTGACCAGCACCTGTAAATTTGCCAAACGTCACTTGACCAAGCGCAAGGCCTATTACAAAGACGCACACTATCCGTTTACACACGAACGGCTAGACTGGATGACTACTTGACTTTTTACCTTATCTACTCTATAGTAACAAGATGAAAATACTGACCTTGGATAATGAACCCTACGAGCTCGACACGCTGCCAGACGAGATAGACGATCTAAGATTTGCTATTCTAGACAACTCTGATCCCGCCAATCCTGACTATCACTACATACCCCTGATCTTCCTGGAGAGTTTTACTGCACCGGCTCTGGTACTAAGGATTGGCGAACACACTGTCAAGATGCCCATGGACTGGCAAATCTTGATCGGAGAACCTGACATTGGAGACCTTGAAGTGCTGCCCTTGACATCAATCAATGATCGCGGATTCCGGGCATTCCAGTTCAACCCGCTCACAGACTTTCGGCCCAGTTTTCCTGAGATTGAGATCTTAGATGTGTACCACGAAGTTACATGGTACTCACCCAAACTCAAGAACGGGCAGATGCTGGCAGTGCCCATTGAAGATGAATCGGTGCCACAATGTGTGTACTTTGTCAAGGACATTTCGAGAAACTGCGAAGTGATCGATTACAACAAGGCCTGGTAACATGGATCCACTCAGCATACAGAACGAAATGCGGCAGTTTGATCGCAAGAACCGCGACTTCTATGATCAACTGGAACCCGACCAGCAGAAGAAGTTCAGCCCCTATCTCATGATACGATGGGGCAGCACAGTGGAAGGCAACGCAGACCTGCAGGAATATTATCTTCTCAGCACCAACAAACGACTGAATCACAGGTTCTTTGCTGTGAATACTGCTCGGCACAAGAAGCTGCAATGGCTATTGGCCACCACAGTGAGCCCAGACATGGGAGCACTCAAACACTCCTGGATCGCTCTCAAGAAAAAAGCCGGAGGCGACAGCAAGATACGTAAACAGTTGAGTGAGCTGTTTCCCAATCTAGATGATCCTGAACTAGATGTGTTGGTGGCTATCACCACGCAGAAAGACATCGACGAGCATGTAGAGCACCTGGGGCAACGGTGACATATCAGTGTGAATTTTGTCAACGCCAGTTCCGTCGCGAGAGTACCATCGCAGTGCACATGTGTGAGCCCAAGCGCCGTAGACTGGATCGCAGTGAGCGCGGTGTGCAGCTGGGTCTGCAGGCATATGTACGCTTCTACGAGATCACGCAAGGGTCGGCGCGCACCCGCACGTTCGAAGATTTTTGCGACAGCCCCTACTACCGTGCATTTGTGAAGTGGGGCAGGTATTGTGTAACCACTCGAGTGATCAATCCCACACAGTTTCTGGAATGGCTGCTTCGAAACAATCGCAAGATTGATCTCTGGGCGTCGGACCGCCAGTATGAGGAGTTTCTGCTGGACTACGTCAAGCGAGAACGAGCCGATGATGCCTTGACCCGGGCCATCGAGTGGAGTCTAGACTGGGCTGAAAACAATGCTGCACCTCCACATGATTGTCTGCGTTATGGCGGCACCAACTCTATTTGTCATGCTGTCACTACAGGTCGTCTCAGTGCCTGGGTGATTTACAATTCTGAATCAGGACAGGCCTTGCTGAGTCGTTTACAGCCAGATCAAATCACCATGATCTGGCCCTGGATTGATGCCGATGCCTGGCAGAAACGTTTTCGAGATTATCTCGCTGATCAAGAGTTTGTAAAAGACACCTTAAAAAGGGCCGGATGGTGAAAAGTGCAGACATCGATATCGACGTACCTGATCGAACACGGCTATTGAGCCTGATTGATCATGTTCCGGCCCGCCAGAAGGGCGATCGTCGACACAATTCTGGTGTGTATGTCACTGACATACCCCGGGACCCACTCCTGGGATGTGCAGCTATAGATCATGAAACAGCCGAACAAAGGGGATATTTCAAGATTGACATCCTAAACATGACAGTTTATCAGTCGATCCGCGATCCTGAGCATTATCAACAGCTGATGCAGCAACAGCCAGACTGGACCCGGTTGTGGAACGATCCAGACTGGGCACAACAACTGGTACACGTGGGCAACTATACCGATCTCCTGACTCGTATGCGACCCGACAGTATACCCAGGATGGCTGCATTCATATCCGTGATTCGCCCTGGCAAGGCTCACTTACAGGGCAGACCCTGGTCTGAAGTGTTTGCGTCAGTGTGGGACGGCGATGACAGCCGCGGATATGTGTTCAAGCGTAGCCACTCAATTTCTTATGCGGCATTAGTTGCACTACATATGAACATACTGTCTAGTCAATGCGTCGAACCAGCGTGATCGACTTGCGCTTTGACTTTTTGCGCACAATGTCCATGAGACTACATACCGGCCCGTGTAGTATTTCTAGATCTTTGTTGCTGAAAGTGCGCAGAGTGTAGCGGAAAGGCTCCCACTCGCTGCGCAGAAAGATATTGATGGGTATGCTACGATTGCTCTCCCACCACCACACTGCAGACAGTTCAAGATACCGTATCTTGTCCACTTGTTGCTGTATGACACCAAAATCATAGATGGTGGTCACGGCATCATCCCTGTTCTGGATCACTCCCACATACTCGGCATCAGCATAGACGCAGAGGCTGATAAAAGGATATTTTTCAGCTAATTTAGCAAACAAGGTATTGCCCATAAATATATATTGAGGTTCCTATGTATTCGACGACTGCGTATATATACCAAAATATTACTCGAGTTTTACTTGTAGATACCAGCGGTGGATACTTCAACATGAGGTATAGCCTAGTGTATGCCAAAAGTCTAACCATTAACAAGGGCGTGGACAATGTGCTCTTGTTTGAGTTCATAAATCAAGACCAAAAGCCAGTCAACATCACGGGCAGTTCATTCGTGTTCCGCTTGCTCAGCCAGAACGGTGATCGCTTGCTGATCGAAAAGCCCATGGAGATCCTGGCAGCATCGGTGGGTCGAGCCAAGGCTGTGATTTCAGCTGAAGAAACTTGGTCTTGGGTGGCTCAGCCTGCAAGTTACAGCATACAAAGAGCAGCCGGAAACTATGTGCAGGCCGTGCTGGTAGACGCCAACAGCCAAGCTCGCGCCGACTGTAACATTGTTGATTCAGTTTTGCCTGAGTTCGTGCCCAGTTTTCCCTTGACCATACCCACAGTGTACGGCAAAGGCAAACAGATGGCCTCAGGTCCCACCAACTGGCCTGATTGGGCGCTCGATCCACAGCCCCAGAACGCGATTCAAATGACCGAATTCTACAGCAGCAATATCGATTCGAGTCAACAGAATCTCACCACCATCAAGATGGACATGGATCACTATACCGGTACCGTGAAATTTCAGGCAGCTCAGGACTATCAGTCGGTATGGTACGATGTCACACAAAACTGGAATTTCTTGGATGAAACCAGCACACAGTATTTCAATGTGGTGGGGTTCTATCCCCTGTTGCGAGCCTGTTTCAACAGCAGCCAGGGCTATGGGGCATCAGCCACTGCCCAGGTGTCGCCTGAAGGAGTGGTCACCGGCATCGCAATCAACAACCGAGGCTCAGGGTACATAGCGCCACCCCGTATACAGATACTAGGCAATGGTGCCGGTGCCAAAGCAGTGGCCACAGTGGGCCTAGATGGTAGTATTGGCACTATCACTCTTACATCAGGTGGATCAGGATACACACCCATACAAGAGCAGAGCAGCCAGCGTGCCACGGTTCTGATCACCACTGGTGCCATAACTGACCTTCAATACCGATGAAATTCAACTCTATCGTGGCGTTTGGCGATAGCTGGATCTATGGCGACGAGCTGTTGGATCCTGTGCTTGCTGCAAAAGAGTTTGATGCGCACTGCTCCTGGGCGCAAAATAGTGATTATCGTGAATCTCATTGTTTTGTGGGCCTACTAGGGCGGCATTACGGGGTGCCAGTGGAAAATTTTGGCATACCAGGCGGCAGTCTGCAGAGCACTATCTGGACATTTCTCTGGTGGTTGCAGAATCGTGAACAACATCAGGACAGTTTGGTGTTGATCGGACTTACTGATTCAGATCGATTCAGCCACTACAATCCCGAGCATCGGCGTGTTTTAAACGATCCGCCCTGGAACAAGTTCGTACACAGCACCTGGGTTGAAAATGACAACGGTCCTGCGCCCGGTCATTTTCGTACCATGTGCAAACAACAGATGGCCTACTCAGTATGTCCTGAACTCAGCCACTATAATCACCTCCAGGCTGCACTGTTGTTTGACGGGGTAAGCGCCAGGAACAGTATACCATTGTTGCAGTTTCACGTGGCCCAACCCCAATCTATTCCGCCAGTGCCAACTCCCACTTTGATCTGGCCTGATCAAAACTTCTGTCGTTACTTCCTGAATCGTCCTGACAACCAAGATCGGCGCTATTACAAATCTGGGGGGCACCCCAATGAAAAAGGCCACGAAATCATCCGTGATCGATTGATTGCTGAGATAGATTGTGTTATACTAGGCGAGTGATTGACATTGTTTCTTATCTGCCAAGCCGACGCAAAAGCACAGCATCAGGCTGGATTTCGTTCAATGCTCCCTGTTGTGTACACAACGGGGAAAATGCCGATCGACGACAGCGCGGTGGATTCAACCCCAGTACAGATGGCTGGAGGTATAACTGCTTCAACTGCGGATTCACAGCCAGTTTCCGTTTGGGACGCAATCTCAGTCTCAAGGCCCGGCGTCTACTAGGCTGGCTAGGGGTTCCATCGCAAGAGATTGAACGTATCAATCTTGACAGCATGCGACACCGCAGCATGGAGGGGCTGATTGCAGAACGCCAAGTGATATGGAATCGCTTGAGTCAAGTTCCAGAATTTGAAGAAACAGACCTTCCCGGTAACCTACAACTGGTCACAGCTGAACAGTTTCCTGAACAGTGGAACTATCTTCAACGTCGCGGGATTCGTCTAGATTATCCCTACATGGTACAGTGCAGCGAGCACACCCGACCACATGTCTTGATACCATTTACACATGACGGTCAGATAGTGGGGCATACCATGCGATTCCTAGACAGCCGCAGGCCCAAATACCTCAGTGAAACACAACCAGATTATGTGTTTGGCTGGGACCTACAGCAGCCTCAATGGCAGCATGTGTTGGTCGTGGAAGGTGTGTTTGATGCTCTCAGCATCAATGGCATGGCAGTGTTACACGCCGATATTTCAAATGGACAAGCTCAATTGATACGAGCCCTGGCTCGTGAAATCACTGTGGTGCCTGATCAAGATCAGGCAGGCCTGCGTCTGGTAGATCGAGCACTAGAACTGGGCTGGGCAGTGAGCATGCCCAGCTGGGAATCAGGAATCAAAGATGTCAACGATGCCGTGATCCGTTATGGACGTCTAGGCGCCCTACTAACTATCATGCAGAGCCGAGAAACCAGCAGAGTCAAAATTGAACTAAGGAAGAAGAAACTTGCTCAAAGACTATAATATTGACGTGCAGCGTCTGTTCCTGGAGATGATGCTGGAAGATGCCCAGAGCTACATCCGGGTACAGAACATCTACAATCCCGAGAACTTTGATCGTGCGCTGAGGCCCGCTGCTGAATTTATCAAAGAGCATTCTGATCGTCACAAGACTCTACCGGACCGAGCACAGATACAGGCAGCCACAGGTATACGTCTAGAGTCCATTGCAGACCTCAATGAGGGTCACTTTGACTGGTTCATGGAGGAGTTTGAAGCATTTACTCGCCGACAGGAACTGGAACGAGCCATTCTCAAATCAGCAGATCTCTTGGAAAAGGGCGAATATGATCCCGTGGAAAAGTTGATCAAGGATGCGGTGCAGATCAGTCTGACCAAGGACATGGGCACTGATTATTTTGCCGATCCTCGAGCTCGACTCATGGCGCTCAAGAGCAACAACGGGCAGAACAGCACAGGTTGGCCTACCCTAGATCGCTTGTTGTATGGTGGATTCAATCGCGGTGAGCTACAGATTTTTGCAGGCGGATCAGGCTCAGGCAAGAGCCTGTTCATGCAGAATTTGTCAGTGAATTGGAGTCAGGCCGGACTCAATGGTGTGTATATCACACTGGAACTGAGCGAAGGCTTGTGTAGCTATCGAATTGATAGCATGATGACTGATACCGCAGCCAAGGATATCTTTCGTGAACTTGACACTGTGGAGATGAAGGTCAAGATGCTGCAAAAGAAAGCCGGACAGCTCAGGATCAAGTACATGCCTGCACAGAGCACTGTGAACGATATTCGAGCCTATCTCAAAGAATTGCATATCCAGACTGGACTAAAAGCCGACTTTCTTTGTGTGGACTATCTAGATCTCCTGATGCCTGTGAGCGCCAAGGTATCTCCCAATGACTTGTTTGTGAAAGACAAGTATGTGAGTGAAGAATTACGCAATCTAGCCAAGGAACTCAATATCATATTTGTCACAGCTTCACAGTTAAATCGTGCAGCCGTGGAAGAAATTGAATTTGATCACAGCCACATATCGGGCGGTATTTCAAAGATCAACACAGCAGACAACGTGTTTGGCATCTTCACCAGCCGGGCCATGAAAGAGCGCGGTCGGTATCAATTGCAACTGATGAAAACTCGTTCCAGTTCAGGTGTGGGTCAAAAGGTAGAATTGGAATTTGACATTGACAGTCTTAGAATCCGCGATCTTGGTGAACAGGCAGCCTCGGTCGGCACCAGTCGATCCAGCGATATCATGAATCGTATCAAGGCCACTGCTAGCATATCTGTAGACCCTAACACCGGCGAGATACAGGAAGATACAGCCCGTGTCACTGCCGAAGTGCAGAGCAGCAAGCTCAAGCAACTGCTGGCCAATATCAAAACAGCATCATGACGCCACGGATTTGATTACCACAAAGTTCAAGACCAAGGCTTGTCCGAGATTACCAGCGCTCATGTTACCAATACTGATACGGCAACTGCCCGCAGCCACAGCATCCACTTGAACATTGTAAGCACCTGCTGTGGCTCCCGAAGCAATGCACACGTAGACCACGTCGGTGGCTGCGATATAACTGTTGTTGAGTGTAAAGCTGACCTCAACCCCGGCGTTCAAAGTGGCACTATTGGTTGTGATCTGACCACAGCGAGCATCCACAGTGACTGCGGTGCTCTTGTCAGTGGCCTGAGTGGCAGTACCACCGGCTCCTACGGAGTAACCCACAGCAGATCCAAGACTGCCTAGTAGGGGACGATTGATGTCTTGTACCATGATAGTAGTACCGCCATCAGTAGTTTGGAAACGAAACTGATAGGTGCCTGTGGCAGCGAACGTGATCACGTTGCTGCTGATGCCCTGTATGCCTACGATGCCCAGGCTTACCGCAGCGGGCAAGGTCAAGGTATAGGCCACATTGCTTACGATCACATTGAAATACAGGTCTCCTGCTGAACCTGACACAGGCCAGTTGGTGAAACTCAAGCTCACGTTGCCTGTGGGATTAAGGCTCTGATATTGTCCTGCACTGTAGTCTACGGCAACCGATCCCGAAGTGGCCGTGATGGGGATGTAGGTCCAGCTCATGTCTCTAAGTTTGACCGCATAGATCAGATTGTCGCTCATGTTGTTGTCCAGCGTGGTGCCTGTGAGCGCGGCTTTGAACACTCCCCGGACCTGCAGCTCAGATATTTCGTCAGCTGCATACTGGAAATTGGTTTTGGTATTGGTAAAATTATCCCGCATGCCCTGGGTGTTATTGGGCACTCCGGCCACGGGGTAATTACCGTCAATGTTGTTGGGGTTGATCTGGCTGGTCATTATGTATCCCTTGCTTGATTTGATATTTATTCAAACCCCAGTCTGGCTAAATAATCCAAAGGCCTGTTGACATGCAAAAGAAAACTCGCAGTATCCTAGATGAACTTGACGCGCTCTATGCCGAACGAGATCCAAATCTAGTGATAGAATCTCGCGCCACTCATGTGATTGCCAGCGCGATTCGCTTGATCGAACAGATTGAGACCATGTATTCTCCAGACCAGGCAGAAAATCTCACCCGCAAACTGCTCAATGCTATACGCAGCAAGGATGCTGCCAAGTTTGCTCGTAGCGTGAGGAGAACCCATGAAGATATTTGAAGTTACACAACCGTTAATGAGAGAAGCAGTTCCAGGCAGTTTTGCAGCCAAAGCCGGAGTATTTGGCCGTGCGTTGGGTGGGGCACTGACACAAAAGGTCTTTGGAGTAGATCCCTCACAATATCAGGGTTTAGGTAAAAGTGTCACTCCTGCAGACCGGCAGATGCAAGCGCAACAGATGTCGGCCCCCTTGGTCAAGCAACTGGCAGCGCAGACACAGGCCAGTTTCAATCAAGAAATGCTGGCTCTCCAAGCTCGTGAACCTGTACCTGGAACTCCGGGAGCGTTTGGCGTTCTAAATGCCAATGACTTACCGTCGGGCAAGCGCCAGGAAGTGGTCACTCGAATGGTCGATGGCTTGATCAAAACTTTAACCAATAATCGAATTCAGACCCTACAGCAAGCAGAAGATCTAGCAGATCGAATTGGTCAGACTGATCCTGCGGCGCAGGCCCTGACCATGAAGAACAAGCAAACTGTGCAAAATATATCTAGGCAGTTGGTAGCCAATCCAGATCGAGCAGCCAGCAGCCCTGAAGTATTTGCGAATTTTGTGTCCGGCCTATATTATATCGCCAGCCAGGCCATATTCAAAGGCGACCAGGCAGCAACGGATGTAGCGCCTGGCGCGGACAAAATCACCGTGGATCCCAAGACCAACCAGTATTTTATCAATGGCGAAAAAGTAAATTATTCCAATTCACAACACATAGCTGCTCTCAAAGCTCAGGGAATCACAGTAAAATGATCAACTTGTTCGAAGGTGGCAACGTATTCAAAGGTGCCAATGGCAACCCCTTGACTCAACGCATTGACCGAGCCGCAGTGCCGGCCACGATTCGGTTCATACAGACTGTGACTGGAATCCGGTTCCCTCAAGATCGTTGGCTGGGCAGTACCGGTCGAGCCCCCACTTCGGGCGATCTTGACCTGGCTGTGGACAGCAATCAGATCACCAAGGAAGAACTGGCAGCACGGCTCACGGCATGGGCACAGAAAAACAAACTGGACCCCAGAGAATATGTGCGCAAGGCCGGAGAAGTTCATTTCCGAACTGCCATTGGTGGTGACCCGGCCCAGGGCCATGTGCAGACCGACTTCATGTTCTTCCCCAATCTAGACTGGGGAACATTTTTTTATGCAGGCGGAGAAAATTCTGCCTACAAGGGTGTTTTCCGCAACATACTCATGAGCAGCGTGGCCAAACATCAAGGTCTCAAGATCGGCGCCAACGGCATGTTCAGTCGCACTACCAACAAGCTGGTAGACGGTGGGCAAGATCCTGACTACGTGGCTCAGGTGCTGTTGGGGTCGGGGCATGATCGACAAGATCTCAAGAACGTAGAAACCATCTATGCCAACTTGGCTAAAGATCCCGATCGTGAGTCCAAACTGCGCGACTTCCGTGAGTATCTGGCACGCGAAGGACTCCAGGAACCGGTGTTGAAAGAAAACGATGTGAACTTTTTAGCTCGCTTGAGAGACCGCATTGTGAACCAGGGCATGGCAGCCCTGGTAGAACATTCCAAGCTGCAGGAAGCCGTGGCAGCACCTGCGCCTGTGGGCGGCCGTGCCAAGGGAATTGAACATCTAGAAGATCTAGTGTTTCGTGATGGCAGTCGCGGAGTCAAGACAGCACTGGACATTGTGAACCATGTGGCCCAAGACAGCTCAACAGCCACCGTGAAGTGGGACGGTAAACCCGCAATCATATTTGGTCGCAAACCGGCCACAGGCGAGTTTGTGCTCACAGACGGTTCAGGGTTTGACGCCAAGACCTATGATGGCCTGGCCACCAGTCCAGAAATGATGGCACAGATACAGAGCACCCGTGGTGGTGATCGAGCGGATCTGATCAACGTCTATCGCACACTATGGCCCGTGCTAGAACAAGCATTGCCAAAAAACTTCCGGGGCTATGTCAAAGGCGATCTCCTGTACATGGATACACCACCGCTGCAGGCTGGTAACTATGTGTTTCGCCCCAACACAGTGGAATATCGCATCCCGGCACGCAGCAGTCTGGGACAACGCATTGGCGACAGCACTGTGGGCGTGGCCATGCACAGCATGTATGCAGATCAAGGTGAGCCACGTCAGCCCTTGAGCCGTGTGCAATTTAACTCGGCACCTGGTCTACTGCTCATGGAACCCATCACAGCCAAGCCTATTGAACTCAGCCAAGATCTAGTGCGAGAAATCAAAGGTATTGCTCGCAGCAAGGGTCGTGCCATAGACACCCTGTTTAATCCTGCAGAACTACGGACCCAGCAGATCACGGATCTAGCCAAGTTGTGCATAGATTTTATCAATCACAAGATTGGGTCAGGTAGCTTTGACAATCTCTTGCCCGAATTTGGTCAGTGGTTGCAAACCAAAGTTACCCCTCGGAAATTCAACAACATCATAGAATACCTGCAGAGTCCCCGGAGCAACACTGAGGGCATGGCCGCTGCATTCACGCTGTTCCTGTTGCTGCATGATCTCAAGATGGACCTGCAACGGCAGCTAGATCTACAGGTGCCCGGCAACGAGGGTTGGGTATTTGCTACCCCTGCAGGGTATGCCAAAGCCGTGAACAGATTTGATTTTACAGTGCAAAATCGAGCTCGTAATAACCCTTAACAGGTTGATTTTTTGTCAGTTTGGTAAATAACAGTAGGGCTTCAAGCCCATATAAATTAGGAGATAAATCATGGCATATTTGATTCCTGTAAACGGTGACAGCCAACCAGTATTTGCGCTGGACACCCGTGATGGACCCGTAGCACCCTCCACCTCACTGGCCGGCGTGCCAGTTCAACCTCAAGGTCCCAAGCTGGCCTTCTTCCGCGCAGTAGCCAACAACAGTATCAATGGCGAAGGTGGTGTGCGTGAGTATGTGGCCAATGTTATCCAGGCCATCCAGCAGACCTCAACAGTGGCCATGTACCAGGTCGATGGTACTGCATTGTCGGTGGCAGTGTACCCCATTGGTGCATTTGCCAATGCCACTGTGTTTCTGGCAGCAGCAAACGTCACCTATACGGGCTTTCAATTAGACAGCGCAACCGATGGCGGTTTTAAACTGTCGTCCTAATAGGTAAAGTGTCAGAGAAACCCCGGAATAAACCCCCGGGGTTTTTCTTTGACTTAAATATCACTAGATGAAGATTTTGGTTAAAACTCTTTTTGATTGTTCAGATACTGGTACCACTGGCAATTTCCGACCCTCCCAGATGCCCTATCGGGACAGTGGCGATCATTTGATACAAGATCATGGCTCATGGTCACGGTCTCGTAATAAACAACGAAACTTTGAAACTCTGCTACAAGTGTTTGGTCTAAGGACTCAGCTAGAAAGTGTAAGTGCAGTTGAATGTCGTGGGCATGAATGGCAATTCACTTTTGAGGTGGCTAACCCTGCCGTGTATGGGGAGTTGGAGTCTCTAGATCTGCTGCTACAGGATTGTGAGGGCGTGCCCATGCTGACACAACTTGACGAAAAAATACCCCTAAAATCAGTGCTCAGCACACGGGGGCAAGATCAAAATATCTGGTTCTCTTCCATAAATAATCAATCATGACCGACACCACTGACATCGAAAAAAAGAGTCTAGAGGCTCACGTAGAATTGTGTGCCGAGCGTTATCGTTTCCTTGAGAGCAAAATGAATGATCTCGAAGAAGAAATTGTAGAAGTAAAAACCCTGATGCAAAGCGTTCAGGACATGATGCAGAAAGTGGTGGAAAAACGCAACGATCAAATCATTGCCTGGGGTTTGGGCATTATGGCGATCATGACAGGCATCATTGCCTGGTTGGTCACTAAAACTCTAGCATGACCCGCGAACAGAAACTTGAACGCTGGGCCGAACGCGAGATAACTCGCAATATTGATCATATCATATTAGATCATACGGACGGTGGTCTCTTGGCGTTTGGCATCTACGACATCAAGCCCCTAAAGCACTGTGCGCAGGTATGGCGAGATAACGAGCTTTTGATCACCGTAAGTAATCGATATGTGGCTCTATGCTGGTGCGTGGCACATCGTAAAAACATCTTGAATCTCATGCATGAGATACAACATCTTGATCAGCAAAGATCGTACATCAGGAATGATCTCGTTGTCATGCTGCTAAATCAACGTCAGGCACGTACCTGCGAGTTCGACGAAACTCTAGAAATCAAGATTCAAAACAAACAATGGTATGAAAACATGCTAGATTGTCAGCTAGAAAAATGCCTGAGTCGAGCTAAATACCTGCAACTTCGAGGATTCAACAATGAAACTGCAAGAACTCGCACTGCCTAAGCAGACCCAGACAATTGTTCGGGTGTTTGAGAGTTACTTTGATCAAAAGATCTCAGTAGATCGACTCAATCGGACACAGACAAGATCTATGCTAGAGCGTGTTCGTGGTTTGCTTCACGAACATCGCAACACAGTGAATCGACATCGTAGCGAGCGCGAACCGGCATATCTTAAGTTGGTCATGATGGAACAGGCCCTCAACAGCCACTTGGCCGAAATGACCCCGCCTGTGCAGTCCACAGCACAACCGGCACCGGGTGCAGCCAAACCCACCACTAGCACATCACAACCAGCACCGGGTGCAGCCAAACCCACCACTACCACATCACAGCCTAGCACTAGCACTAGCACATCACAGCCTGCATTTAATCCTCGAGATCCCAAAGTCCAGGCCGCTATCAAGAAGAGTCAGACCCCCGGCCAGAAACTCAATCCCGAAGAGCAGGCCATGATCAATGCTGCTGCTCAGACCACGCAGGAAGGACGATTACGTCGTGCATTCCGCACACTCAAGGAAAGCGAAGTACAACAGGCTCAAGTGGTGTTGGCTGCTCAGGACATGGTAGACAGCATGCAGGGCATGATCGAAGATTCCACTGAAATGCAGTACAAGGAATTACCAGCACTAGTGGACAGCATCCGTAATCAGATTGGACTAGATCAGGCCAATCAGTTCAACACCGATACCACAGCGGCCTTGACCAATCTGGTGCAAAGTCTGCAAGGTGCCAAGCAGAGTCTAGAAACTGCTCTGAGTGTGGTCACTGGTCAAGCACAACCTGCACCGGCCCTAGATGCAGCCATGGCCGGTGCAGAACCAGTCATGCCCGTCGCAGGAGCTGAAATGCCACCTGAAGCCGGGGCTGAAATACCACCTGCACCTGAAGTCAGTGACGAAGAACCCGAAGCAGCTGGTGCCCCGGGCGCCCTTGGTCGTGATCGACGCTGATGAAAATTTTTGAGGTTAGCCAGCCGGGCGAGCCTGACCCTGATCGCCTAATAGGGTTGACACAGTTCCTGGCTGGTCGAGCTGATGACCAAGCAGCTCGAAAACAGATCAGCCAGGATGCCTTTATCAACCTAGCACATCAGTTAGGGGTGATAATTACCCCCGGCAGTTTAGCTGAACTGATAGAAAAACCTCCTCTCAGCAATCTCTTGGAGCCATTAGATCCCAGTTCAGGCATGATAGTGTTCAAGGGTGGTGAACAGACACCCGCTGGAATGCCAGTAAACAGGGCTCAGGACATTGTGGCCAATATGGCCAAACGTGCTAATCCTCTAGGCTAGATCCAAGGTTGACTCAGTGCTTGCTGTCACTGTATAATAGCAATCATGATAACACTTACCAAACTCGCAGCGGATTACCTTTCTCAACAGATAGAGAAACAGCAAGGTGTGGGCATACTTTTTGGAGCACGTTCTTCGGGTTGTTCAGGATTCTCATACACACTTGAAGTGGCCAAAACTCCCCCAGTGACACGAGACTGGGTAGGTTACGAAAGTCACGGTATCCGGGCCTGGGTGCATGGTAGTGAACTGAACCTAGTTGATGGTACCACGATTGATCTGCAACGTCAAGGATTGAATAATCGTATGGTATTTCTGAATGACCGAGAAACTGCTCGCTGCGGCTGTGGAGAGAGCTTTTCAGTTTGAATTCCACCATCTGGCACCAACGGTTCTTGGATCTTGCTCAACATGTATCGGCCTGGAGCAAAGATCCCAGCACACAGGTAGGCGCGGTTATAGTAGATGACCAGCGTCGCATCATCAGCACAGGGTACAACGGATTTCCGCGTGGTGTAGCTGATCTTTCAGATCGTTACAACGACCGCTCGATCAAATACGAGATGATCGTGCACGGCGAAGTCAATGCGATCCTGTTTGCCAATCAGAGTTTACGCAATACCACACTCTATACCTGGCCCTTTATGCCTTGCAGCCGATGCGCTGCGATTGTAATCCAGACTGGTATTAGTCGTGTGGTCGCTCCCTGGTGCGATAATCCGCGCTGGACTGTTAGTTTTGAACTTACTCGGCGCATGTTTCAGGAAGCCGGGGTTGATTTGTTATTGTTGGGAGCACCAGATGTACTTTGAGAGATTTCGATACCAACCCATACCCCGAGTTACTGTAGACGGTAAACGAGTGTATCTCACTCCCGAAGGAGAGAATCTAGTTTCGGTCACCACCATACTGGACCGAACCAAACCTGAAGAAGCCCGACGCAAGCTCAACGAATGGCGACAACGAGTGGGCGTGGAACGAGCCCAGCAGATCACCACAGACGCTGCCAATCGTGGTACTCGTATGCACACATACCTTGAGCACTACGTCAGGACTGGCAAACTTTCTTTGCGTCCCAGCAACCCTTTTGCCTGGCCCAGTCATGCCATGGCCAGTACTGTAATCGACCAAGGTTTAAAAAACGTGTCTGAATTTTGGGGAGTAGAAATACCCCTATATTTTCCCGGGGTATATGCAGGCACCGCCGACGGCGCGGGTATACATCTGGGCGACGAAACTATTTTAGACTACAAACAATCAAATCGACCCAAGCGACGCGAGTGGATCGGTGATTACTTCATGCAGTTGGCGGCCTATGCCGAAGCGCACAATGCTGTTTATGGCACCATGATCCGCAAGGGCGTGATCTTGATGTGTGTGCGTCCCGATTTAGACGCACAAAACAACATCGTTTCTCCCCCAGAATATCAAGAATTCCTGATCGAAGGCGACGAATTTGAGCATTATCGTCAGGAATGGTGGAAACGTGTGGAGCAATACTATGTGCTAAATATGTGATAGCCTAAAGGATATCACAGTGGCCATAGTACAAGTATCTCGCCTTACGCAGCGCAAAGGGCTGCAAGAAGATCTACCACAACCGCTAGCCGGCGCCGAGCTGGGCTGGTCCATTGATCAGCGCAGGTTGTTCATTGGTAATGGTGCCACGGAAGAGGGTGCCCCGGTTGTGGGCAACACCGAGGTGTTGACAGAGTTCTCGGACATCTTGGCCTTTACCACAGCCTATACCTACAAGGGCGAAGCAGCGGGTTATACCGCGCAGACCGGTGCTAGCCCAGGCACATCAGTGACTCAGAGTCTCCAGAACAGACTGGACAGCTTTGTAGTGGCCACGGATTTTGGTGCCACTGGCGATGGGGTCACAGATGACACCGAGGCCATAAACCGAGCACTGTTCCAGCTGTACTGTGTGCAAGTCAACACTCAAGTGCGTCGAGCTCTCTACTTTCCTGCAGGCACCTACAAGATTACTGATACCATTTTGATCCCGCCCTATGCTCGTATCTACGGCGATGGATCAGATGCCAGCATACTGTCTTTTCAAGTGTCCACTTGGGTGTCAGGCACGGCCTATCCCCGGGATATCCTGGTCAAGAACGAGGAAGGTGGTGGTGCTATCAATTACTATCGTTCTATTGCTCAGGTCCCGGCCCTGATATCAGGTGTGCCAGTTCTGCTCACCGACACCAATTATTGGGCAAGTACCGGCCTTCCCACGTATGCGTTCAATACCTGTGACAGCCTACAACAGACTGGCAGCAACATTGGTCTCAATGGAGCTACGCCACCTCAGTTTATTGAATTGGAAGGTGTGGCCCTGGCCACCCAGGAATATGACGATGACAGCAGTCTGGGACACAGCTTGTTGATATTGGACCGCGTGAACAACAGTGAGTTCAATCAGGTGAGTTTGTATGGTGCCTTGACCACGCTACAGTTGGATACATCAATTGAGGATCTGCGCCTGGTCAGTGTGGCCAGCACCACTAGCTTACCAGTCAAGGGCATCACGTTTGACCAGTGCGCATTTCACAATGCCACCTATGCGTTCAGTACCGACAACTTCACTCAGGGCATCACAGTCAGCAACAGCACTTTTGATACCTTACACAAAGGTATTGTGCTGGGAGACTCGGCACCGGTAAATGGTGGTCCTTCGGGGTTCCGCATCATGCACAACACCTTCGATAATATCTATGCCGAGGGTATTGTGATTGATACCTGCAGTCTTAACGCCACTGGATACAACACTTTCTACGATGTTGGCAATCACTTCAATGGCGTGACCAATCCGGCTGCTCCCTGTGTTTTGATCAACGCTGACAACAACATCAGCGTGGGAGACATGTTCCAGCGCACCAGCGCCTATGCCTCAATCTATCCACGTATCCAACTGTATGCAGTGCTGACCGATACCATTCCCGCTAGTATTGCCAGCACCAACGGTGAAAATATCCAGCTGGGCAGCTACCGCAGGCAGACCGGTCAGCAGGCTGCCATTGTGGATGGGGCTGTTGATCAGACTATTTTTAGTATTGATCTTGATCAACCACCTGGTACTGGTGGCTTCACCAGTTTCCGCATGGACTATACCATTTACCGCGATACCGCAGCCACGTATGGCGTGCGAACCGGACAGTTAGTGGTGTGTGGATCTCCAGGCAACGACAGTGCAGGTGAGGAAGTGGTCTTTACCGATGACTACAATGAAAACGAAAACTGCGATGTGGTCTTGAGTGTAAGCGAAGGTGCTGGTAACACTGTTTCGGTACTGTATTCTGCTGCCAGCACCACCTATAACGGCACAATCTATTATAGCGTATCATCAGTGGGTTGATGAATTTTCATGACTTTCAAACTCGCCTGGTTTCTTGGGCTCGCTTGAGACATCGATGTCAGCATCTTGACCTAGATCAAAGCCTCCGGGCCATCAACGCCTGGTGGTTTTCATATCCTTGGATCTCCTATACTTTACACTGGGACGACCGAGATTGTTGGCCAAATCCCTGGCAACTCTTGGAAGAATCTCGCCTGTGTAATCTTGCACGTGGCCTAGGTATCATGTATACTCTAGCATTGCTAGAGCGAACAGATGCTCAGGACGCCTATCTCATTGAGACCGATCGCGACAATTTAGTCCTGATACAAGAAAAAAAATACATATTGAATTGGGACTGTGAATCTATCGTAAATATCAGCCCAGGCGTTCCAAAAAATTTAAGACACCAGTTCACACTGGTCCAAGCACGTCAAGAAATTCGTTAAGGACAACATGAAAAGTATCACAGTGGTCAAACGTGATGGCGGACGCGAACCGCTCGCTTTAGAAAAATGGCAGGCTCAGATAGACAAGATCTGTAGAGGCATTGCTGATGTCAGTCAGAGCATGATCGAGATCAAGGCTCAGTTGCATTTTTATGATGGCATCACGACCGAAGAAATTGATGGCATCACGCTGAGAGCCATAGTGGATCTTATTGATGTTGAGTCTAACCCTGATCTGGGTCACACCAATTATCAGTACGTGGCCGGCAAGCAACGACTCAGCATGTTGCGCAAGGATGTATACGGTCAATACGACGTGCCCCCGCTCTACGAGATCGTGAAACGCAATGTGGAAGTGGGACTGTACACGTCGGATCTCTTGACCTGGTACACCCCAGAAGAGTGGAATCGCATGGACGAGATCATTGACCATGAAAAGGACGAAAGCTACAGCTACGCAGCTATCGAGCAGTTGATTGAAAAATATCTGGTGCGCAATCGCGCTACCAAAAAGATCTACGAAACACCACAGGTACGCTACATGGTGGCCGCGGCCACAGTGATGCATTGCGAAGAGCCGCTTTCAGCTCGCATGAAACTGATCAAGGAATACTACAATGCTGCCAGTGATGGTCTGTTTACTCTAGCCACGCCTGTGCTGGCTGGCCTGGGCACTCCCACCAAGCAGTTTAGCAGTTGTGTTCTCATTCGCAGTGATGACGATCTTGACAGTATCTTTGCTTCGGGCGAAATGATGGCCAAGTATGCCAGCAAACGCGCCGGTATTGGCCTTGAGATTGGTCGTTTACGTCCATTGGGCAGTCCCATACGCGGTGGCGAAATCATGCACACCGGTATGGTTCCTTTCTTGAAAAAATGGTTTGGGGATCTACGTAGTTGTTCCCAAGGCGGGATCAGGAACGCAAGCTGCACAGTGTATTTTCCAATTTGGCACTATCAATTTGATGATCTTATTGTGCTGAAAAACAATCAGGGTACCGAAGAAACCCGAGTACGGCATCTTGATTATGCCGTGGTCCTGAGTGCATTGTTTTGGCGTCGTTTCAAGAACAAAGAGAATATTACTTTCTTCGACCCCAACGAGGTTCCTGATTTGTACGAAGCATTTTATGCTAACACGCCGTTGTTTGAAGAATTGTATGTAAAGTATGAAAAGAAAACAGGGCTTCGGAAAAAAGTTATCAGCGCAGAAGAAGTATTTAAGGGTGGTATACTCAAGGAACGCACCGACACCGGTCGGATTTACTTGATGTATACCGACAATGTTCAGAATCAAGGACCCTTTGATCCAAAAACACATCCCATCTATCAGTCAAATCTTTGTGCTGAAGTGGTACTTCCAAACAAGTCGTTCAAGAGACTGGATGACATCAACGGTAGAATTTCACTCTGCACTCTAGGTTCAATAAATTGGGGTGCTTTTAGAAATCCAGAAGATACTCGTCGTGCCTGTAGAATTTTGTTACGCAGTCTGAATAATATTCTAGACTATCAAGATTTTCTAAGCATACAAAGCAAACTGAGCAATGATGAAATTCGACCAATTGGTATTGGAGTGACCAATCTGGCATATTGGCATGCCAAGCGTGGATTAAAATACGGAGATAAAGAGGCACTACAGGAAGTTAAAAGTTGGCAGGAACATATTGCATATTACTTGACTGAAGCCACTGTGGAGTTGGCAAAGGAACGAGGTCCTTGTTTAGACAGTGCAAAAACACGCTATGGGCAAGGAACGTTTCCGTGGGAACTACGAGCCCAAGGTGTTAATGAACTTGCAGACTTTGCGCCTGAACTTGATTGGGAAACACTACGCAGTGAGATGAAACAACACGGAGTCCGTAACGCCACGCTGATGGCAATTGCCCCTGTGGAATCAAGTTCAGTGGTCATTAATTCAACCAACGGTATTGAAATGCCTATGAGTTTGATATCTACCAAGGAATCAAAAGCAGGTTCCTTTACACAGGTAGTGCCTGAGTATCAGAGACTTAAAAACAAGTATCAAATGATGTGGGACCAGACTGACTGCGCAGGCTACTTAAAAACCGCAGCAGTACTGGCAGCATACGTTGATCAAAGTATCAGTACCAATACATTCTATTCACCCAAGCATTTTCCAGACAGAAAAGTACCTTCTACATTGATCGCTAAAAATCTGATGTTGGCTCATCATTGGGGATTAAAGTCAATGTACTACTCACTTATAGACAAGCAAGGATCAAAAGCAGTTGCTGAAGAGTCTCCGGCCATGTTAGAAGCCATTGACTTTGATAGCGAGTCTGAATGCGCGTCATGTAAATTGTAGGATACTTGTGCTCCTTATATGGAATTTAGAGAAATACCGTCGGAATGATTGGGTTCCCAATAAAGATTATAAATGGAAGAAATTTAAATGAGTAAAGCGCAGTATGATTTAAGCAAACCAACGAATTACCTCAATCGTACAATGTTTTTGGACCCTGCCGGTCCAGTGACCATACAACGATTTGAAGAAGCAAAGTATAATAAACTTGCCAAATTTGAACAGGAACAGAGAGGGTTTTTTTGGGTTCCAGAGGAAATTTCTCTGACCAAAGATGCCTCTGATTTCAAAGAGGCCGGTGACACTGTGAAACACATATTCACCAGTAATCTACTCCGGCAGACAGCGTTGGATAGTCTGCAAGGTCGCGGTCCTGTTCAAGTGTTTACACCTGTTATTTCTCTGCCAGAGCTTGAGGCACTGGTGCTGATATGGTCAATGTTTGAGACCAACATCCACAGCCGCAGCTACAGTCACATCATACGCAACATCTACAATGTGCCCAAGGATGCGTTCAACACCATTCATGACACCCAAGAGATTGTGAGCATGGCAAGTAGCGTGGGAGAGCATTACGATTACCTGCACAGACTGAACTGTCACCATGAACTCAATCCCAACAATGTCACAGAAAAAGAACATATCAAGGCAATTTGGTTAGCACTACATGCCAGCTATGCTCTAGAAGCGTTCCGTTTCATGGTGTCGTTCGCTACCAGCCTGGCCATGGTGGAAAACCGCATATTCATAGGCAACGGCAACATCATCGGCCTTATCCTTCAAGACGAGATCCTGCATCGAGACTGGACAGCCTGGATCATCAATCAAGTGGTCAAGGAAGATCCACGATTTGCGGCCGCACGTGATGAATGTGAGCAAGAAGTCTATGCCATGTACCAGGACGTGATCCAGGAAGAAAAACTCTGGGCCGACTATCTGTTCCGTAAAGGTCCTGTGATTGGTCTCAACGCCAACATACTACGAGAATTTGTCGACTTTACTGCGGCCGCAGCACTGCGGGAGATTGGAATTCGGTATCTGGAAGCTGCACCTCGCACCACACCCATCCCCTGGTTTCGCAAGCACGTGGACACCAGCAAGAAACAAACTGCACTGCAAGAGTCAGAGAGCACCAATTACGTGATTGGGTCTATGTCTGATTTTCTTGACTATGACGAACTTCCTGATCTTTAAACAGTGTCTGGATCAGGACTGATTTTTGACGATTCACACCAGACAAAAAAGCATTTGACTCTGTCAATAGTTACACATGATCAAAATTTAGGAGATTTTATGAAAGCTGTCATGTACACGAAAGACCAATGCCCCTACTGCGACCAGGCCAAACGGCTGTTGAGCAGTAGAGGAATTGAATTTGAAGAACGCAACATCAACCGTGGGTTCACCCGCGAACAACTGCTGGAAGCAGTGCCCGGCGCTCGTACGGTGCCCCAGATTTTTCTAGATGACAAACTGGTAGGCGGATTTACTGAACTGCGTCAACTACTCACGGAGCAAGCATGACTATAAAAGCAGGCGAGATCTACACTATCAAATTGGGCAGTGGAGAAGAATTGGTGGCCAAGATCACTGATGTGGCCACAGGTCATGTCATGGCCGAGCAACCGGTCAGCATAGCCCCTGGACCTCAGGGCATGGGGTTGGTTCCTAGCCTGTTCACCGCAGATGCACGAGAACCAGTTACTATAAATACTCATAGTATCAGCATGCATGTGCTCACCGATGAATCAGTGCGAGTGAAATACATCGAAGCTACCACCGGTCTGCGTGTGCCTGAGAAGAAAATATTGATGAGCTAACATGCCCAATGCGCAGCGCGTAGGAGATCCCAACACCGCCGGTGGCATAGTAACTGCCGGCGTTGCCTCTGTCAGAGTCAACGGCCGCGCCATGGTGATTGCTGGCATGCCGGTAACTCCACATCCCTGTTGCGGACAACCCGGTTGTGGCATACACTGTTCGGCAGTGACTTCGGGTGGTAGTTCCAGCGTGCGTGCCGGCGGAGTACCTGTGATACGTTCAGAATTAGACTGCGACACCTGTGGTCATCCACGCACAGCCGGAAGTTCCAACGTGAGAGTCAACTAATGGCCCAGACCAGCACCACTACGCCTCTGGCCTTGACTGCAGGAGTGGGTGTGTATAACAACACCGCGTTCACGGTCAATGCCCAGTTTACTACCAATCGTGCCAGCTATGAGGGCACCGGACTAGTGGGCAATCTCTTGTTTGTGATCTCAGAAGCGGCGGGAAATGGCACTATCAGTATCAGTGCACCAGTTTTGGACAGTCTCAAGTCTCTAGGAGCCAATGTGTCGGCCAACTATCTGCCCTGCCTGGGAGATAGCCTACCCAGTAATCTCACAGCTAGTATAGGCGATGCGGGTTTGATAGCCAATATCATGAGTTCTGCCAACGCTGTGATGAGTAATGCTGCGGTATTTGTGCAGGCCTTTTCGGCTGCTCAGGGGTACATAGGTCTGACCAATAACGTGATAGAAAGTGCAGTCAATGCCAACAATTATCTAGGACCCACGTTCACCAATCAGAACAATCTGATCACAGGCGATCTCATGCGAGTGAATGCTGCATTGCCTGCGTTTGGTGAGGATCTCCGCGAGTTAGGTAACCTGTTTGACTTTGACGACTTTGGCACGCCCTCGGCTCTGCTGGCCAAGCTCAGTGAGCAAGGTAACATGATCGGAGGCACCTTGCCTGCTGTACAGACCGCTCTGCAACAGCAGGGCTTGACCAATCAAGACATACGGGATCTAATTACTCAAAATCGGCAGAGCTTGTTCAATCCCGGGGGTCTCACTGAAAACCAATTTGATCGACTGCAAAAACAGGCCTATCCTGCTCTGTGCAACATCACCGGTGCAGATCTCGTGGATGTGTTGACCATACTGGACGTGACCACCGCCAATATCAAGGCCATGTGTGATCTACTAAATCCTGTATTGATATTCCCCCGCAGCTATACCAGTCTCACCCTGCCCACTCCCACAGGCGATATTCTAATATATGACACTGGTACATCTGTCAACAGCACAATACCCGTTGTGCTCAACAGCGGCTCCCTGGTACCCGAGGGGTGTGATCAACTGGCCAAGATTTTGCCCCAGGATCAGGCAGCAGCCAACCGAGCTATACAGGTGGCCTTTGGTCAAGTCAAGAACTTGGCTTTGGTTCGATTACCAGAGGTAGCTGCCATATTATGACCACGCCCCTACAAACTCTTAAAGGACTGGATCTTGTGGCCAATGTGGTCACTCCCATATCTGCCGCGGTGGCATCATTTTATTCGGGACCCTTGGCCCAGGGCACTGGACCCAACCGCACGTTTTTGATCACGGATCTCTTGCCCGGGGCTTCGGGCATCAGAGAAAATCCTGCACTGGAATCAGCAGTGACCTTGATATCAAATCCAGTCACTGCCAATCTAGATCTACTGTACACACAGATGGTCAGCGTGGTAGACAGCACCTATGGTACTCCACCCACTATTACCATTCCTTTGGGCCCGGCAGCCGGAATTTACTCCAGTTATGATGATGCCTTGGTAGCACTGATTCAGGCCGCAGATGATGAGATTGGTGTGATAATTGGAACAGACTCGGTGACCGGGCTAGTTACCGAGGCCAACACTACCTGGACCACCATGAGTGTGGCCTGGGCCAAGTCTGACACTGCGCAGGCCGCAGCCAGCATCGATCTGGGAACCTTGCCCAACACGGCTCAGCTTCCTGTGACTGCGTTCATTGTGGGTCTGGATCAACAGGGCACCGACACCGAAGTTGGAATGAGTGCTCAGTATCTAGAAAGCGTGGCCAACACGGCTTCCCAGGCTGGACAGGCCCTAATTGGTTGCCTACGCCAGAGCCGCAATGATGCTGCTCTAGACAGTGTTGGAATTGGAAGGGATAATGCCGTGCCTGATCAACCCACCACTCAGCCCCCACAGGCCCAGCTAGGTAATGCCAATTACACTGTGGCCGAAGCTCGCGTTTACACGCAGTCCAATTTATCTACATAAAATCAATAACTTAGCAACGGTTGACTGCAAAACACTCCTAGTGTACAATGCTTGAATTCAATAGGAGTGTTCATGGTATATCGCACAGTCGAAGTCGAAGTAGACGTCACGTTGGACGAATTTGACACCGAAGAGCTTGTTGACGAGCTGAAAAGCCGAGGGTGTGACATCAATAGTATTGATGTCACAGAGAGCTTGACCAAAATCTACGAACAGCGTAAACTGGGTCATAGTTACCAACGTGAACTAGACGAACTGATCTGGCAAGTGCTAGGGAGAATTAACTGATGGGTATGCGCCTCAAGACAGTAAATATCCTGGACACCGAACATGAAAGATTCCGAGGCATCCGAGTAGCCGCAGGGTGGATTCACGAGCTAGAAAGCAGCGACAGCCGCTTGCACAAAGAACGGGTGCTGGAGAAAGCCCTGATGGCCGCTAAACTGGGCAGCGCCGATGCCCAGGCATTTTTGTTCAACTGCTATGCAACCTACAATCCTTTCTGGACCTACAACATTCGACAGGTGCCCGAGACTCAAGACATCACGGAACAGAGCAATCCATGGCCCCAGTTCTGGGCTCTCCTGGAGAGCCTGCGCACACGATCGGTGACTGGTAATTCTGCCCGCGAAGCCATTGATGTGCTGAGTCAGCAGTTTGACAGTGACGAGTGGAACATGATGGCACGCCGTGTGCTGATCAAGGATCTTCGCTGCGGCGTGTCAGAAAAGACCATCAACAAGGTAGTGGGCCGGACCGCCTGGCGCATACCGGTGTTCACTTGTCAGCTGGCCCAGGACAGCGAAGGCCATCCGGCCAAGATGCAGGGCCGCAAGCGACTGGAAGTCAAGCTGGATGGTGTGCGTGTGTTGGCTGTGGTCACTGCCACGGGCACCACGCTGTACAGCCGTAATGGCCGGGTATTTGAAAACTTCCCGCATATCCAGGAAGCTATTGAATCCAATCGTCGTGCGTTTGGCTTGACCTTTCCCTTTGTGCTAGACGGTGAAGTGGTGGGAGAAAGTTTTCAAAAGCTCATGCGCCAGGCGCATCGCAAGGGCAATGCCAACACCGTGAACATGGTGTATCACATCTTTGATGTCCTACCTCTGTCAGCATTTGAAGAAGGTCATTACAACATGCAGCAGAGCCGTCGCTTGGAACAGCTGGAGCGGGCTCGCGACACCCTGCAATCCACCGACTGCCTACGTGTCATGGATGGACTTGCAGTAGATCTGGACACTGCGGCAGGGCAGGATCAGCTGCGTCGCTACAGCCGTGATGCCGTGGACAACGGTTTTGAGGGCGTCATGATCAAGGATCTAGATGCACCCTATCAGTGCAAGCGCAGCAGTTCGTGGATGAAATGGAAGCCTGTGCAAAGCTTCGATCTAACTATTGTTGGGTTCGAAGAAGGCACCGGACGCAACCTGGGACGCCTGGGTGCCTTTGTGTGTGAAGGAGAGGATAATGGACGTACTATACATGTCAATGTTGGCGGTGGTTTTTCTGATAGCGATCGCGATGAGTTCTGGGCCCGGCGCAATCAGCTTCGCGATTTTGTGGTTGAAGTCGAAGCTGACGCGGTCACGCAAAACCAAGACGGATCCTGGAGCCTGAGGTTTCCGCGCTTCTTGCGGTTCCGGGGCTTTGAGGCAGGCGAGAAACTCTAATGCTGTATCTGGCCTATGGCATGAACACCAATTGGGACGAGATGGCCTGGCGCTGTCCTCATGCACGCTTTCGTGGTCGGGCAGCACTGCACGAGCATGCCCTGACGTTCAGCATGCATTGCGACGTGCGTCCAGACCCTGTTGAACTGGTATGGTGTGCCTTGTGGTTGATCACTCCCCAGTGCCTGCAGAGTCTAGACAGTCTAGAGGGCTATCCGGTCTATTATACCCGGGATTGGGTGCCGGTACTCGACGAGTGCGGTGCTCAGCACCAGGCTCTGATCTACCGCATGCGCAACTCGGCGTCTGAGCTAGCACCTCCCGATCAACTGTACCTAGATACCGTGCTACACGGCTATCAGCAGTCGGGTCTGCCCCAGGATCAGGTGCTGCGAGCCCTAGATCTTGCCCAGTCCGACCTGTGGACAAAAATCTCTTACAAATCAATGACTTAGCAGGCGCTGTAAGTCATTGATTTAACAAGGATTTTTTTAGCGGGCCTGGTTGACCAGAATCACCAATTCTGGTATAATACAATCATGGACACTAAGAAAAAACCCCGCAAAAAGCGCAGCGATCGTACTCATGTGATCTACTGCATACGCTCAGGGCATGACTTTTATATCGGAGTTACGGCCAAGACTGCGAGCACTGTGCTGCGCTCGGTGAAAATTCGCTTCAACAAACATGTGTATCGTAGTCGCAGCGAGGACAAGAGCTGGCGCCTGTACGAGGCCATGCGCGAGCGTGGCCCCGCAGCGTTCATAGTGGAGATCGTGGCTGTGATTCGCGGCAAAGCTGAAGCGCATGCACAAGAGCGCGAACTGATACGGCGCCTGCGCCCCAACTTAAATACTGACGTGCGTGAACGTGTACAGGCTTGATCGCACGCTTGACCACGGTACTCAGGGTCAGTTATACTGTGTGTCTGTGGTATCATGATAGACAGGAGCGAGCATGAGTTACAGTCTACAGGGGCAACGAGTATCTGGTATCTATCAAGGTGTTAATCATGTGAATGGAACAGTGACCGCAAGCCGTCTTGGTCACGACGGCAGCATATGGCACACTGTGCTGCTGGATCAGCCCCGCCTGTTTGGGCACGCACGGCGCACCCATGTGATAGTGTTTCAGCAAGAATTGACCTACGTGGGTCCCCCGGTTGACCAGAATTTTGATTAGCAGTATACTAGCACACTATTGATCTTGGGAAGGAGGGAGAAGATGAGTGACACGCCGAGGACGGATGCGTTAGAAGGGGCGGGCATTTATAGCGGAGATCACGCCCGCCAGCTTGAGCGCGAACTCACCGCCGCGAAGGCCGAGGTCGAGAGGCTGCGGGCCGAACTGGCGCGGCTGACGACGTTGCGGCCGCACGCATGCGATGACGAGTACGACGGCGAAAAACTGTTCTGGGGCAAGGACGGCGATTCATGGATATGCGATCCGCTGTTTGTTCACTCTACCCACTGGACTCCGCTGCCCGACGTGAAGGAGACGAAATGACTGATCAACCTGAAGCGCTGCTGCTGGCTGACCGACTGATGCACGGAAGCCCCACTTGGACGAGACGCGATGCCGCCGCCGAACTGCGCCGGTTGCATGCCGAGGTCGAGAGGCTGCGGGCGGTGGCAGGGCAGGCGCTGGAGGCGTTGGAGACTGTGCAGCCGCAGAACATGGGGCGGTTGATTTACCCAGCAAAGAAAGCCCTCCGCGCCGCCCTCGCCAAGGAGAAAGCATCGTGACGTACCGCACAATACGAATCGGAAATCATACGATTGGACTGAGCGGCAACGCCCATCAGAGAAGGATAGAGCGCCGTCGCTTGTTGCGATTGCTGAAGGAGAAAGCATGATCCCCATTTCCGAAGTGCTTGAGGCGTGCTGGTCAATTGTCCGCAACAGTGACTGCCGAGAGGAAGCCATGGATCAGATAGACGCCCTCGCCGCGAAGTACGAAAAATGCATTGTGGCGGAGGACGCGCCGGATGCGTGGATGAGTCCGAACATGGAAATCCTTGCGCCTGTGCGCCATGACACCGTGTTCGGTTCGCACACCATTGCACTCTACCGCGCCAAGGAGCCGAAATGACCGAGCCGATCAAGCTGCCGCCGATGGAAATATTCGACAAAGGTACATGGGTATGGAAAGGTCAAGAGTTTACCGGCGCTGAGTTAGACGCTGCGGCGTTCGCCAAGTACCGCCTCGCCGTCGAGCAGAACACCGCCGAGTTGCTGAAAGAACTCACCACCCTTCAGAGGTGGTACGCGGCCTGCGCCAGCGGCGGCGCCGATGTCACGGCGCGCGCCGAGAAAGCAGAAGCCGAGGTCGAGAAGCTGCGTGCGGCTTTGGGTGCGATGGTTGACACCAGCCGAAAGCATGTCACCGACATGGACGACGAAGAAGCGGCGGCGTTCTGGGCGGCGTGGAAAGTTTTGGATGAAGTCGCACTGAAGGAGACGAAATGACCGAGCCAATCAAGCTGCCGCCTGCATGGAACCACCCAAACGAAACTCCAGAGTCCTACGCTGCCAAATGTGTCCAGCACGCAACGGCTACGCTGAGTGCCGAAGTCGAGAGGCTGCGGGAGGCGTTGGAAACTGCTGAGCATGCCCTGCGGTCGAAGGGATACCGCAAGTCGTGCGAAATCTCTGCGTGCAACTGCGGCGACCAGTGGAGCCACGGCGGGAACGCCGAGGCGCGGCTGCGTGAGTTGTCCAGCGAGCTGCACGGGTCGCCTGTAGACATGAACGGCAAGACGCTGCTGGCCGGGCTGACCGAGCTGGTCGATCGCGCAGAGAAAGCCGAAGCCCAGATCGAGAGGCTGCGGGAGGTGGC